CACCCATCTGCTGTGTTGATCTTGCAATCTGCAATGCAATATGAGACTTACCAATTGACGGTGGGCCAAAGATCTCAATGATACGACCTTCTGGTAGGCCGCCATTACGCCTGTTCGACACAATATAGTCAAGCTGCTTACAGCCCGTGCTGATCCAGCGCTTGATGTGCGTGGGAGACTCATCGCATGCTAGATTATATGCTACGCGTGTTCCCTGCTCTTTATTGATCGCACGAATTAGATCAATTGAAAAGTCTTGTTCATTTGACTTGTCTTGCTTGTCTGTCTTTTCGACAGCACTAGACTTTCTTGCCATTTAATGCACTCCTAATCATAAAAAAAGGGAGCTCATGTGGCTCCCCTGTTGTCAATTAATAATCAGAGGTCTTCTAGATCAGCAAATGCATCGTCTAGATTCTTGTACTTACCAGATGCTGGAGCCGCCTTCTTGGGCGAAGGCGATGCCTGAGCTGGGGCATCATCCGTCTCCTGGTCTGCTGTGTCACTTTCTGCAGGGCTAGATCCTCGAGGTGTTCCTGTCTCATCGCCTGTCTGGTCACCATTGAGCCAGTCATTGACAATCTTCTCGAGCTCCTCATATGACTTGCAGCTATAAAGCTCATCTAGATCAGGAATGCTAGATGTCCACTCTTGGAGTTTCTTCGAATCCTCCGAGATCTTTGATATCTTTGCGCGCGGTGTCACCTTTGTGTCAGAATACGACTTTCCTGGCACCTTAGAAATTGCAACACGAATATCACGACCCTCTAGTGCATCTGTAATGTCACCGTAGTCTTCATCAAGCATGATATTGAGAAGAGACTGGTAAACAGTCTTGCTAAAGGCCCAAAGCCTTACGCCCTTGTCCTCTTCGCCTCGAACGATAACTGGCGCATAACAACGCATCTTAGGATACAGCTTCTTTGCAAGCTCTAGCGACTCTTTTGTTCCATCCTCACGAAGCTTGTTGATAAGCTCTTGAACCGGATCAGGCTTGCCAAACTGGTGAGGAGCTAAAAGGCCTGGACTATTACCAATGCCGTAGTAGAACCAACGCTCCTTGAAGGGCTGTCCCTCATTATTCGGAAATGATAGAAGACGCACATTTGTCTCGCTATCATCAGCTGGTTTCCACATTGAATCTTTTCGAGAAGTTGTATTTCCAGAAAGTTTATTCAGTTTGCGTCGAATTGCATCAAAATCAATAGGCATAAAGTTTTCTCCTTAGTTTTCAACTTAGTTTTCTTTGAGCGGCTAATGTTAGTTTAGTTTGGTTTTGCTTGTTGTTCAAGCATTTTTGCGTTTAGATTTTCGCTTAGTTTTGCGTCTAGTTTTTGTATAATTGTCATTGCTAGCACCGAGAGGAAGCGTATAGCCCGCAATTGCAGGAGCTCCTCCCATAGCGCCACCAACTGTGCTCATCTCATTGGTTTCATTTTCACACTGACTGTCATCAGCGAGAAGTTCTTTTTTAGACTCTTTGACCAAGTGGTCACAAAATTCATCAATGAGATTAGGCATATAACTAAATATTACGCTTCTTCGATCTTATTTGGCAGAAATAAACTCCTTGCTGAATTTAAGAGAACCGCTAGCGGCGGCAGTGACCCAATATAGAATTTATTTTCTTCGCAATGCAAGCCCTGGCTCACCTGGATCGCAATCCACTCGTCTAGTGTGAGATTGACTCCGCATCGCTGGAGCAAGTAAAGCGTCCTCTGCGCAACTGGCATTTTCTGAACTTGCTCATTGTACTTGTAAAGTTGCCCGAGCTTCTCTCTGTGCCAAGATGAGTCCTGGTCGAGAAAAAGATTATTGACTTCGTCGCCAACTTTTCCGATCTCATGAAGAAGGCCTACCTTCAAAATGGACTTGGTTGAGCAGCCGTCACCAACTGCCGCAGATACCTTTCGCATGACATCTGTGACACCTAAATGGTAGTTAATAAGGCCACCAGGCTCACAGCCTTTCTGTGTCGTCTTGATGGCAAAGGGACAAACGATTAGCCGCTCCCCGAGCTCATCGAGCAATCGATTGACGCCAGGATCATCAAGCTTTCTGCAGAGCTTCTCGTAAGTCGACCACGTTACTTCTAAATCTTCAGACATCTGCCCTCCTGCTAATTTCTGTCCTAGACACTGGAAATTGACCTAGTCTTGTCACAACTTGTTCATTTGTATAGTCGACAAAGAGATTATTCGACTTGCTTGGCACATCAAAAAGAACCGCATCATGGATGACGGCGAAAGGAACAATTTCTTTGTCCAATCGCTGCAGATCTTTTGACATATTAAAAAAACCATCAAGTGCAACATCAACGGCTGTTGACTGCACATAATGGCTAAGCCACAAATGACCCTCTTCTTTGGAATTAAAGATTGGACGTCCAAAGTAATTGACAATATGTCCGTGCTCAGCGTGACACTGGGAAAGTTTTTGATTTAGTCCCTCAATGCCAAAATAATCATCAATAGTATTCATTGCATTTGAAAGATTTGAAATCTTAGACATCGAATTTAGTTTCTGCTTAGATGCACCATAAATGCAAGAGATGATTAGTCGCTTTATTTCGTTGCGCGCCAAAGTGCTATTGCCGATTAGATTCTGAACATGCTGATAAATGTCAGTGGGCGTCTCATCGCCAAACATTATTTTCCTGATAACTCTCGGTTCTAGAGAAACAAAGTCAACTGAATACACAACACCATTCGTGTATCTGGACTTAAAAATGTCGCGTGTCTCAGCTGGTTGCGTAAGAACGCGGGGTCCTGATTTTACCGTAAGCCTTCCTGTAACTGTTGCAGTTTGATCATAGTTGATACTATCTGCAAAGCCATCTGTATTAGGTAGAAATGTCTTGAGCGTCGATGTTCTTGTGGGATTATCATTTGCATCCCGCAAGTAATTCTCTAGTTTTTCAAGATTAATTGAAGGACGAGATAGCGAATTTAAAAAACTTCTATTCTGGAGGAAAATCGAATCATACTTTGATGATCTGAGCTTTTCTAAAATCTCGGCAGAAGTTGTCAGAATTCTATTAATTCTACTTTTGAATTCATCCTTTGAGAGGACCAAGTGCCACGGAATTGCAATTTGTTCATCTAGATTTAGCGACTTAAAAGCTGCCAAGTGCGAAGCATCACTAATTCTTGGAAGCTGCTCGTCGAATATCTGTGAAACAATATCAACAGACCTAATCGACTCTTCATCACCAACAATCCAATCATCACTCAAGATTTCGTGTGTGATTGCAAAACCCTCAGGGTCATTCCTGAGGTGATTTTTGGTTCCGACCAGAGAGTTATGAATTAGAATCGTCATCGACATATTATTGTCGATCCGACGTGAAATTTACAAAATTATTTTGCCTGGTTCGTGCTGCCCGAATTCGAATTGTCAGGGTTTTTTGTTTTGTCCGCAATGATAGCAGTTGCCTTCATGACGCTATCGAGCATTGATTCATAGACGCCCCAGGCAGTCAGCTGTGTCATTTTGACATTTGTCTTGAACTCACCTGATTTCAAATTGTGGTCAATTCCCGTGACCTGGTAGATATTATCAATCGATGTTCCTGTGCCAAAATCCAAGAATATTTGTTGACCGAATTCCCACAAAGGACAACCCAGCGTCTCAAGGCTGCATTCTATGGGTTGCACCGTCATTGGAACACCTGCGTCTCTCTTTGACTGGGGCTCGTCTCCTGGACGCAATCCTTGACGCTGCATGTTAATGGTCGCCAAGAGAGGATTCTGCATGCTCTGCACAGTAGCCTTCACGATGCCAGAGTTTTGAGAACCGTATCTTGCCGAAGGCATTGATCTCATGATGAAATTCTTGAGAGCAGGAAATCCGCCCTTGATTCTAAAATGTCGCTTGCCATCTCCACCAAGCATTGAAATCGTCTCTTTCGTGACTTTTTCATTAATTGGGATTGGCTCGAGGAGATTAAAGTTGATAGCATTCATCAGATGAAAGTTAAATTGTTCTTGATGGTCTGGACTTGTTGTGTTCTTGTTGATGACATTACCGGCAGACTTTGTAATAACTCCCAGTTGGTCTCTCTTCGCAGCGTTGAGTAGGGCTGAAAGGCATGCAAAGGATGTTGTCTGCGAGTCAAATATTTGTAGTCTCAAGATTGTCTTGTCAGCACCAGGCTCATTAACGCCGTCTGAGCTGACAGTCTTCTTAGCTGCAGGGACAGTCTCGACTTTTATCTGGAGCGTAGGAATTTTAAAGCTAAGCTCTTCGCCTTCGCCATAAGCAGACTTTAGAATTTTCTGCTTCTCTCCAAACATTGCCGTGCCGTCCTCTTCGAACTGCTTTGCAATTTTTCTTTTCGTCTTGTTCTCTTTGTCTCTTTCACCAAAGATTCCTGTCATTCCATACGCTGTTGCGCCTTGATCACCGACGAAAGCCTTGTTGATAAAATTGACGAACTTTATAATCGGCATGTTCGCCTCGAGCTTAAGCTCTTCCTTGAGCATTGTCTCTAGATCGTTAATTGCGATTGGAAATTGTGCAATATTCATCTCTCTTGCAAAAGATGCTTTGTCGTTGAAGGCATAGAAAAATATTTGGATATCATCAAACTTTCTTGTACTAGTCAGCGGCATTCCAAGGAAGACTGTAAAAACTTTTGCCAGAGAAACATAATTTTTAATATTGCCGTCAGTAATGGACTTGCTACCAAAGCTCATCTTGCGAATCCACGGATCATATCCGTTCTTGATGACGTCCATTTTTCTCTTAATCTCGTCTGTAATACTCTTGTTGAGACTGCCTATGACGCCGCCCTTGCCATCACCGTTCGGCCCAAGAAGTTCACTAAAATAATTTTTTAGTTGGTCTATCTCTTGAACGGTACTTTTACCTCTATTCTTCGAAAGAAAGAGCTTAATCTTTTTCTGTGACTCTTCTGATAAATTTACAGCCGATTCTGCTGAAGATGCTACATTGAGAATATTGCCGTCACCTGTCACGTCTTCAGATCCCTCTGACTTCGCAGTTGCATCTATTTTTTTCTTGATTTCAGAGATTGCCTCTGTAATTCTTCTAACTGCCTTGACCTGCTCTTCGATTTCACCGCCCTGGCCGATCTTAGAATTATAGGCGTCTTCTCCTCCAAGCATTGCCAGCTTAATACTGATTTGAACTTGTCCTACGTCATCGAAAGAAAATGAGGAGTTGACAACACCGTATTTTTCTCGACACCGCATGTGCGAGATGAATAGTCCGATTAGGTTGGCATCAGGAGCATTTTTTAGTTGCTCCATCGTGGTAGAATTGCCTAGAGGACGGAAAGTGTGCACCTTGTTTTCGGGATGAGCCCAACCGTATTCAATCAAAAAATGATTTCTATTAAAGCTATCTGGCTTTACGAAGGGCGCAATTTCTGCCAATCTAGATCTGTCATGTAGAATAATATTGAGATCAGCCGACTTGTAAGACATCAAACCCACTGTTGGCGTAACATTGACTTTAAAATCAACTAGCGACATAAACGGCCTGAACCTATCAATAACAGGTGTCGCTCTTTTGCCGCCTGGATGTCGGGTCGTTGCGTCTGTATCTCCTGTCAAAACATTTCTCGACAGCTCTTGCACTGAATCAAATTCATTATAGACTTCATCAGCATTGACCAGAGTCTGAGGACTCGTAAACATCTCCATGCCCGCAGTGCCAATAGATTTCATGACTTCAGTCTGCTTTTTGTCATCATCATCTAGCGGCGGAGGTGGATCCTTAAGCACTTCTGCATCGATAGCACCTGCAAGAATTGCGTTTTTCCCTTTTACAGTGTCATTTCCAAGAAGAAATTGTCCGAGAGACATCTGCATAATTCGACCTGAATCTGCATCATTGTCATCAGGTGTTAATGCTGGTGTTCTAGAAATAGAAACAATATCGATATAAGGAACTGCTCTACTGATTTCAAGCGTTGGAATTGCGTTTAACAGTAGCGAAATAGCACCGGTGTCTCTATTTGCAGGAGTGAGCCCTGATGGGAACATCTGAATTACAGATAGGGCTGGTGCAGTATCCTTATCGGGCTGTTCTGGAACTCGATTAATATCACTATTTTCAGGTAGACCTAACGTTTTCTTTATAGAGAATACGCCTGAAGTTTCTGACCCTTGATCATTTGTCTTTGCACCGGCTGTATGACCATTGACAGCAATGCAGTTGTTGGCGTCAGTTGTAGGCTCATATGTGACCCTCATCGTTGAGGAAATTTTCTTAATTATCGGATCATCTGCATTCGCCGGTTTAATTTTTTCTGCAATCTGCCTGATGATGTCGTGCGTCGATTTCCCACCTTCTTGCATGCTGAGAATTACATCACCTAGTGTTGTAGGGATTGAATTATATGTCGTCTCAAAGCCGGATGTTGTTTGATCTTGTGTGATGTAATTTAAAAAAGCATTTTTAGAGACTATTCCAAAATACTTTCCTAATTCTCCAACAATTTCATCCAGACCAGGCTTTACAGTAATATTAGACATTTTAACTCACGTATGCCATTATTTGATTGACATTGTTGGGAATTCGAATTCTAGTGCCAGGAGTGGCCTGCAACATCCAACCGATTCCGCTAGAAGCAGCTAGCACCCACCACATGTCTCCATTTCCCAAGTACCTTCCTGCGAGTTGATCTAATCTCTCGCCTTCTTTTAAGACATAGTCGAATGTTTCAATATTTCCATTCATTACGTTTTTGTATATTAAAAAATTAATATCGGATGTGCCTAGCTGCAGGCCGCCTTTAATTCTAGAAATTCTTCTATATCTTGAAACGCTCATGTAGACACCGAATCTTTCTTAAATAATTAAATTAGGCAATGCTCGCAAATTTAGTTATTTGTTTTTGGACTTTATCTATGAGTCCAGCGTCTGCTGGAGTATCACCGCGGGGCTTGGATGCACCTGAAGTTTCTCCCTGCGTCTGGTCTCGTTCACTTACTTTCCTATCTAGCGGGTCTTGACCGATGACATTAGAGTGACTTCCCACATTATATGGAACAGATCTCATCATGCCCTCGTGATCAAGTCCCAGAGGAATATCATGAATTGGCGCAAATTGCAAATCAATTTCTAAGTACTTAGGAGCTCTGACTCCTGGCTTTAATTCCCATGTGGCGCCAGCAGTGTTCCAGTCAATATTAAGGTTTGTTATAAAACCGGCGAGACCGCGGCCCATGGCACTTTCAAATGATCTAACAATAAAGTTATTTTCACTCTTAAACCAGTCATCAAGTTTACCTGGGCTTGTGACAGTAACAGTTTCTGGTTCTAGTTTTTTTTTCATTTTGCTATAAAAAGAATCTGCTAGATCGACAATCATGCCATGCAAAACTCGATGATACTTCATGTCACTGGGCCAGTCCGGGCCTAGTGACTTATCGGCAGGAGATCCGCTAATGACCTTGACCAGATATGCCATCTGCATGTAGAATTGACCTCTTGGAGCCTTTTCAGCAAGATTTTTCTCTGCAGCATCAAGTGCATCGCTTCCAATTTCTCCCCAGCTAGAAACTCCATCAACATGTAAGCCAAAGTACTTTTCATTCTGGGGCTTGTCGGGATCTGCGGCATCAGGAATTCTTGCGACAATCTCAACTTCTACGTTTTGAGGATAGACATGCAGAAATTGGGCAGGGCTTTTCTTAGAGTATCCATTTATATGCATTGCCAGCTTACCAGAAGAATTTCTTCCCCAATATCCTAAATTTCCGGCTCCAGCTGTTGCGCTAATAATTACTCTGTCGCCCTTTCTGTAACCGAACTGTGAGTCACTGCCATCGACACCGATCGCTGCAATCTCTGGAATACTTAAACCGAAAGATTCTAATTGTGACTTTTGAACAGTATCAGATGCACCAGGATCAGTTCTTCGAAGCGCTGCTTCCTTTAAAATCTTCTTTTTGATTTCATCTAATTCTTGTCGGCGCGCAGCTGATGCTTCTGTCTCTGAGGTTTCTAGATTAAGTGTGAAGACGTCTCTTCCTTCTCCTACGCCGAAAAGACGCATGAGTCCAAACTTAGAATAATTTGAAGTTAAAACGTCACCCAATCTCAGTCTGATTAGAGGTGATGCAGTTGGAATTTGAGAAAATGGTTGTATAAATTTCTCTGCATTCATTCCAGAGCCATTAATTACAGATCTTCCTCGAGACCACTGTGGGTACACCATCGAGACTAATTTATTGAGATTCCAGTAGAGAACATCCATGTCCTTTTCATCAGTTGCAACAATTGAAAATTTAACGCCTACGTTTCTAGTCGTTTTATTGTAAATTCTAACATCATCACCACGTCCGTATGCAGATGTCGATGCGTAATCTGCAGAATATGAGTCTGAAAGATTCGATAAAAATGCGTGAAAAGATATAATTTCATTTGTTCGAATGTCATGAAAATAAAAAGGCATGAACTCGGCATCAAGTTGATCTTCAATCCAGCGAGCGTACTCTTTGGGTAGACGACCTGGTACATTTGGTGCGCCACTCAATCCCATCAACAAATTGCCTTTTCCGTCTCCTAAATCACTTTCACCGTAGATGTCTTGATCGGGATAAGATTCCCCACTAAACATGCTTTGATGTGGAAGTTTTGTAGTCATATCTGCGCCTAGAGTATTTGCAGTAGTGACTTCCACATTAGACATTGCAGTCTTAAAAGACGTAGGTAATATGTATCTAGAAGGAGAAGCTGCATGTCTCCATGCTAGACGACCTGCTTTTTGAGATCCTATTGTCCTTTGCTTGCCTTCACTAGTGATTCTGCTCTTCCTGTGTCTGTTATGAGCACCTTCAGGTAATGTATCCACATCGACTCCTGAGCTGAGTGTTGGATGTGCTGTTGCAGCAGAAAGAACCTTATCACCGAGCGCTGCCATTGTCATTAAGAATTTATAAGTTGTAGACTCGACAATAGAGTCTATTACTTTAAACGTCTGCACAACAGATCCTACGACGCCGCCGTCAAATCCCGAAATTGCGTCCTTGATCTGTTTCACATCTCTAGCTGCCGCTCTAGTTATAACAGAATAATATCCAGCTGAATTTGCTAGATTTGAAAATTTGTTAAGCAAATTAAATGAAGCCTCAGGAACAAAAAGAGCTTCTAGCGCATCTCCGACGTCTAGATCTTTCGCCAAAAGAGTTGGAAGTTCTTTAAAGCCATAGAATGTCAAAATTCCTGAAAGCAAGCAGAGATCAAAATCATGTTCTAGCACGGGAATTCTAAAAATTCTTAAAACTATTTCGCTCTCTGACTCTTTTTTTCCATGTTTTCCTTTTGCCATAGCCATGGGATGTGTTTCAATTGGAACAGCGCCCGTTCCCTTAGCCTGTCTTCCAATTAAACCTACAAGCCCTACGATTGCAGCTGAAAATGCAACAAGACTTGTAAGACCCAGCAGCGAATTAACCACCATGCTGATCGGCAGTGGTCCTGAAAATGGTTCGTAGGGGCTGTTTAAGACTCCATAAGAGGGGACGGAATTCTCATCACCTTCGCCTGTCAAAAGACTAGTATTGACTCCTGCGGAGGGAGAAAGAATTTTTCTTCCTGTGTCTGTATTAGATGCCCTCAGATCTCCAGCATTGACAGGCGACCAACCTGTAAGTCGTGTAAGATTCGCTAATTTGCTGATATTTATCGAACCGTTTTCGTCTACTGCCTCTTTAAAATCGCCTTGTCCTGTCGCAAGAGTCATCAGGTCTTTTGCGACATCTTTTAGATCTTCTTCTAAAATAAACTCGGCATTCTTGACATATTTTCCTAACTCGCCCTGTTTTGTAGCACCGATTCGGGCGCCACGATCGCCCTCTGCAACTCTTGCATTGTTACGCATGAAGGGTGTTCTATCAGAAGAATTGAATCTGTTGTTGCTGAGAACTGCCGAAATTCTTTTTTGAACTTCAGACAATCTATTTGTTTCTTGGTCTGTAAATACTGCAGGATCTCCAACTTTAGAGTTTTTCTTCTCTTCTTTGATACCTGTCAATAGAACATGACCATCTTTAGATTTTGTCTTATCAATAACTGGATTGTCTTCTAGAAATGGATTGCCTGCGTTAGAATTTGACCCATACTGAGACATGCTAGCTGTCTCAAACCTATTAGCCTGTTCGCTGTTGGCCTCTTTCGCTGCATCCAGGAAAGTTCCTAATGTCTGACCTTTTCTCTTAATATCAGTCAGAGAAGATCTGCCTGTAGTGCTGGTAGTGTGCTCTTTGAGACCTTCAGGAGCGTAATTAAGATCTGGATCTAGCGTGAAAACATTTCCTTTTCTAATTCCTCTCTGACTTTGATGACTTATGTCTCCTGAAGTTAGACGTCCAGCATAATCAGAAGTCGTGTCTAGAGACGTCTTGCTGATATCTTCATTGTTGTCGGGTCGAACGGGTGCAGGAGGTGTCTCTTGGGCTCCCGACCTGTTGCTCATGCTGTAAAAACCAGGCTGATACAGCTGTTCGGGCTCTAGGTTGTTTGACAGCGTTGCTTTTGTATCGTGCGTCTTCTTTGTCAAGAGTCTAGCCTTTTGTTGATTTCGTTTTGAACTAGATGCTGCAAATCTTTGTTTTCAATAACACTCTTAAATATGTTCTCGAAACTTTCACATTCTCTGCTAAGTTCCTCATATTCATTCATACAGCTGTCACGAAGATTTTTATCCCAATGTTGAGTCATTGAAACAAAGACTTTATCAAATAAATTTTTTCTCATAGTCTATAAAATCTCCTGTTTAAACTTATCACTTAATGCCCATCTGATTCTTTACCTGGTCGGTCTTAATAATTTTTTCCGCCAATTTTTCAGCGTCAATCGTGACGTTAACATTAAAGGTATAGGTGACACCGTTTGCTTCAACTGTGACTGTTTTTGCATCTGAAAGCTGTGACGACAGGCTCATCAAAGCTTCGAAGGACTTCGAGGATGCAAAAGCTTCTCCTATGCCTATAAGCTGGTTAAATCCTTCGACATAAGCGATAACAATTTGCGTCATCTCATTCGCATCTTTTGGAAGGTGAGAGACAAATCCTCCGATTGACTGCCCTAGATACGCAGTCTTTTCTGCAACAGATGCTAAATTTGATAGACCATCAACATTAACGCCCACCGCTAGCTTAGAAATTTTGCCTAGATTTTTGATGATGGGTTCAATTTTATCATTAACAAACATTGTGTTCATGTTTTCTAAGCCCGTAGTGATAGCAGATGTTAAATCTTCTGCACCCACACCGTTTTCTTTGCCGGCAAATGTCTTTATCAAATCTGCAGCGCCTGAAAATGTATTTGCTAATAATTGAGCTGTTGCTACATTAAATCCTTTTACTTTCATAGCAACTATCCCGATATTGCCGATTGCACCAATAGTAGCTATTAACCACGGATTTGTAACTGCCGAACTGATTCCTGTGAGCTTGGTTGTTAACATCGCAGAGTCGACGGCATCTGTTCCCTGGATTGTTTTTATAAGATCTGCAGCACCATCGAAAACATCTTCCAATAGATTAATTGCGCTCTTATTGAAACCCTTAGCTTCCCGGCCAGCAAGTGCAATTGAAGCGATCCCACTTATGGCACGCTTAATATTGTCAGATGAGCTTCCATTAGAAAAAATACTGCTAAAGAAAGCAACAGACTTGAAAAATTTGCCTTGTGCTTCAGTCATTGGGCCCAACCCATTGATCATCTCTATAAAACCACTAGCTGCTTCAAACATTGATTTAAGCGCGTCTAATTTGCCTCCAACTCCCCTAGATGACAGCGCAGGAATAGAAAGCAATCCTTCGATGCCCTGAGCAATAAAATACATGTTTTCAGGCACGCTGCGCGCAATTCTGTCAAGTACTCCGAAAATTCCTTCTAGGTCCATGCGCCCAACTGTCGAAATACCTTCCTCCACATCGTCTACTGGTATTTCTTTACCGATGAGTCCTATGATTTTTGAACCTATTTCAATAAAGCTTGTAATGAAACCAATTGAAGAGGTAATTAGCTTCGAGTTATTTTCAAAGTTTTCAGGAACTTTAAGGCTCGTGGTCATTGTTAGCATTTGGTTGACAGCTTCATGAATCTTTCCTGACAAATCGGTGCTAAAAAGAACATTACTTACATTACTAAATGCATCAACGACTAATTTGAGTTTTTCTCCATCGATTTTGCCGTCTTTATCTGTAGCAACGCTAGCTATCTTGGAAAAAATTTCCGTAGAAGATCCCATAAATTGAAAGAGTGGTGGCAATATTGATGAAACAAAATCAGTTGCGGCCTTGATCTTTGATTCGCTAACTCCTCCGGCAAAAAGCGTAGACATGATCATGCTGATGATCTCTTTGGTCTTTTCTAGCGGTTCTATGAGTTGTCCAATTAGTCTATTAATTGCATTGAGGGAGTTTACAAAATCACGTGAATCCTGCTCAGAAGGAGTCAGCCAACCACTATCAGGTGCTAGAGAAACAATATCTAACACCGCTCCAGCAAAATTTCCCATGCTCGACATCAGACCGACCAGAACGTCTGCAACTGCCTTGAATGAATCCGGATTCGGTATATTTGCGGTCATTAATAATTTAATTACTGGCATCATAGCTTTAATTGTGCCTATGATAACGCTGGCCATAGCTGTAATACCCGCCACGATAGCTAAGCCTCCAAAAATAGAACCTCCTATTATGATAGCACCAATCGCAAGAGCTGCTACCGTCATTCCAACTGCCATTAGACTCATGCTCAAAAGTGCTTTTGAGATTTTTTCAACAGTATCGGGTGTGAAATCTTCTAATGCTGACACTGCTATGGCTGTGACACCTGTAAGTGCTAAAATTACTAATCCTATTACTCCTATTCCAATTATTAATGACTTGTAGTCTTTAGGAATTTTGTCGACTATTGACAAAGTTGCAATCATGATTGCACCTGTGACAGCCATGCCTGCTAATGCGAGAAGCGTAAGGCCCAGCTTGGGAAACATAGAATAATCTAACGTCTGAATTAAAGGTGTGATCATGTGAATATAAAGCACCATTGCCGGCAACAATACAGCAACAACGCCCAAAACTGCTGAAGCCGACTTTAGCATGGCAAAAAAGGTAGGTCCTGCAACGGCGCCGGCGGCTCCTCCGGCTGCACCGGCGGCAGCTGCAGATCCATTCACCATTCCGCTAATCGATCCCAATCCTGTCATTAGAGGACCCAAGGCAAAATTAGAAATTAATTTGCCGGCGGCCATAAAAACTCCTCCCAGCAATCCACCCATCGCAGACAGAAGGGGTCCAGCTAAAGGCAACAGCATTAAGCCCGCAATATAAGGAGCAGCTTCTTTAAATGATTCTATGAAAGAATCAAATGATTTTACGATTTGACCTTTTTCTAGACCGAATACTGACTCTAAAATTTCTATAAACGTGTCCTTTATCCAGACCCCCAGCTTTATTAATCTAGGTTTAAGAACAGGCCAGATACGATCCCAAGCTTGTCCAAGCTGTTGCCACAGTTTTCCAAAAACTGCAAAAAGCTCAGATGTAGCCCCATTGACGCCGGCGCCGATAGTGTCCAAGAAATCAGAAGACAAGAATGTCTCAAGGCCTTTTGATATTGTTTCAAGTCCTACAAGCAATATTTGATTAAAAATACTCCAGACAGTCAAGAGTACTGTCTTTCCTCCGTCAACAACGCCCTTCAAGATTGAGCTATTCGAAGAGAAGAAATTGCCGAAAGACTTTTTTATGTTGTCCATGAATCTGGCAATCGCACTGTCTTTCTTGCTGGGATCTGACAAGTCAGACATCAGTGCGGTGAAATCCTTTTTAAAACTTCCTAACAATTTACCAAAGTTGTCTCGACTGAAGAATTTGGCAAGAGACGACAAAAACTTCTGGAGTCCCGGGAAAGACGTCACAAAAATTCTTCCGATATCTCTAAATGCCCAGTACGTGGAGATGAGAGCACGTCTAATGTTGCGCAGAAGCTCATACATGGGTTTTGCTCGTGTCATTCCATCCATAAATCCTTTCGACATTGCAGCGCCGAAAGATTTAAATTGATCTCCTCCGCTTCCAAAGACTCGATCGATGCTCTTGGCTAGCTCTTTCATGACCTTTAGCTGTTGTTCTTGAATACTTCCAGCTTCTTCTGCTGAATCTGCAATCTGACTATATGACAGTCCTTGAGTTTCTGCAGCGAATGCAGCCTCTAGAGAGGCGCCGGTAAGAGACGTCTGTTGTTCGAATAGCTTTCTCTCTGCATTAGACAGACTCTCAATTGTTCTACCTGAAGCAAAAAATGCTCTTCGCATCTCTTCGATTGCTTCAGGTCCACCCTTCATTAGCTGCATTGTGTCGACATTCATGCCGAATGCCTGCGCCATCTCAGCAGCACCTTTTGCTGCATCTTCAAAATTGAGGAATTTATTCATGACATTTCCAAGGTCTTGAATTTCAAGTCCCAATTTAGAAGCATATACAGCTGCAGCAGTCATGCTCTCGATCGAGAGTGATCCAAAGTTAGAGATGTCTTTTGACATCTCGCCGACGGCTTTTCCAATTACCTTGGCATTAATTCCATACTGTTTGCCCATTCTCTGTGCAATTGATGTTGCCCTAATAATCTCCTTCGTTCCATCTCTGCCCAAAGACTTTGCATGCTTGAGCATTGCGGCAGTCGCATCAGCGCTACCCGTAAAGCCTCTCGTGAGTGCTAAGAGCTCTGGTATGTTTCCAGTGATTTCGTCCTTGAGTCTATTGAGGCTTGGGCCTAAGGCTTCAGCAATAGCTTGAAATTCTTGCATCGCTTTGGCAATACCTTCAGGACCATAACCGAACATCCTTCGTACACTTAGGCCGGTTCCGGCAAAATTGCGCATTTCTCCACGGATTTCTCTTATAGAACCGTAAAGAAGTTTGCCTTCATTTTGAGCAATATCACCAAAAGCTTTTCTAATTTCTTCTATCTGTAGAAGAATAGGATTAATTCCAGACGGCAGAGTATTTGCCCACTCAATAAGGCCGTTAAGAATTCCAAAAGGTATCGATGCAATAGCAAGACCATAAGTAAAGAAGGATTTTGCAAGATTAGAGATTACTTCTACTGCGCCAAATGCAACAGAAACAACACCGCTTAGAGTGCTGCCAACAGTCTTGAGAGCTCCCATAAATGAAAAACTGCTTTTGCTGCCTTCATCTAGAGATTTTGCTAGCTCATCTATGCTCTGTGCTGTCTCTTCTGCAGACTTAGCTGACACGCCGAGACTAGCGTTTAGTTCTGCATTCGCCTTTGCAGCTCCACCAGCAGCAGCCTGCTGGTCCTTTAGTCTCTGCGTCATTGCTGCAATTAGCTGATTGTGTGCCGTCAAGACAGCATTTTGCTGCTCTAATATCTTGTTCCTCTCAACAAGGAGATTGTTGAGCTGTTGGTGTAAATCTAGATTGCCAACGCCGATATCAGGTGTATTTGCCATCTAAGTGTCTATCCTTCTAAGAGTTAATTAGACACTTGTCAAAAATACCAGTTTTCACCAGTCAATTTTTTGTATTTTTGTGCCGCTAGATTTTTTTGCGAAGCGAGTACAATAACATCCGCAATATTAGCATCTTCACTCTCTAAAAGTGTATATAGTTTTTTAGAAGCTTCTAGAACTTCCGCTATGCAACCAACCTTCTCTTTTGGCCCTTTAATATCAATTGTTCGATATTCTCCAAGGATATATTTGGCTGCCATAGTTTTAAAATCGCTTGAATTAGACATAAGATCCCCCTTGTATTATTAAATATTACGAAGAAAATTATGTGAATCTTCGAAGCTTAGCTGGTACATCTGCTCGAGCTCTATTTAGCATGGCTCGAGAATCAGGTGAGTTTTGATGAGCCGCCCTAGAAGCTCCTTCACTTTTCTTAAATTCTTGATTTATCCGCTGTATAAACCAGACTCTTTGCCACATTGGAATACTATGCGCTTCAACATAGCTAAAACCCATGTAGTACATAAGAAGAAATACTTGTTCTAAGTATGACTCTTTATACTCCTGAGTATTTTCAGTTGTCAGGCCAAAAAAAGCTTACGCCTAGAGGCAGCCTCACTTCTGATGACTCATCACAGTTAGGGCACTCGATCCACGATTTCATATCAATTCCAGGCTCACTGGCGTCCATGAACTTCCTCAAAGCCAGCGAATCACGTGCAGGCATATTGCGAATGAATGACTGTACCTTTACCTTGTCGGTAGTGCCCTCAACAGACACTACAGAATACATGAGCTTCTGCGTAATCAAATTGTCCGACTGCTGACCCTGCTTCTTCTTTCTCTCAGATGTCACAGTGATCTCTTGCTCATCTTTGCCTGTCAGAAACTTAAAACGAATAGTCTTGCCTGAAACGGGCAGCTTGAACTCAAAGAGATTCTTGCCGACCTCAACGGGATTAATTTCAAGTCGCTTGATGTTCAAGTCTGTGAGCTTAAAGCTCTGCTTAGACTTTTCAGAGCATGAGGGACAATCGACATCAACTGTGTAGTCTGCTCCATAACCTGTCACTCTAACAGCTGTCATGATTGCATTTCTATCACCTGAAATGAGCGTGTCTGGATCAATATTTTTATCGACAAGACACGACTTGAGAAGCTCTGTGATGACAGTTCCCTTCTTGATGAGTGCTCTAGAAGTCAGAATATCCTCTTCCTTCGCTGTCATTGCTCTAATGTCTACTGTCTCACGACCCGAGAGTGGTGAATCTGCAGGGTAAACCAATCCTGCCGAGGGAAGCGGTACGGACTCAACCGGAATTTCCATTCCAAAGTCGTCTCTCATTATGTTGCGTGTAGGCAGTCCGGCGCCCTGGAGCGAATTCGCTCCAAATACTTCGTTTCGATTCTCTCTAGTTGATTCAGACACATTAACCTCCATCATTAATAAATGCTAGCACATCTAATAATAATGGAGGTTTGATAGCGTCGTAAAATACTTCTAGAAAATTAGTACTGCAGGACGCAGTTATCGAATCTTATTGTGATCGAAATTTCTGTTGGATCCTCACCGGTGTAGTCCAGGTCACCAAATGTGGCATTTGTCAAAAATGCGCCCTTGATGTCCCAAAGCTCAACGACAGTTCCGACAGGATCGAGAAGCTTAAGCTGGCAGTCTCTCTTGTAGAAGTCTGCATAACCTGATCTACCCGAAACAGACTCGTAGTGAGTTCGAACCCATTCCATAACCTGCTGTGCGCCTGATGGGGCAATAGGATCGTATAGTGTGCACTCTAACGTTGAAAACTTTGTCTTTCCAGCAATATAACGAATCGAATTAATAAAATGAATCTCTTGCTCAGCTGTCTCAAATGATGGACGCTTTGCTGTTTTCATTAAGAATGCATCAATTCCCTCAATTGCAAAAACCCACCTAAACTTCCTCTTTGGTTCAAACTTGTTAGGTAACATGTCTGTAACTGAAAGTGTCTCTGCCATTTTCTTCTCCTAATGCGCCAAATGACGCTCTGATATCATAAATTTAAATATGACAGTGCAGCGCTTCAGAATCATTAATGTTATAAATATGTGACGGAGCATATTTAGATGTGAGGTCTGCATGATTTGTCCTTTGTGTAATAAAAAAACTAATACTTTGACCGAACATGTTGCAACGCATGGATTCGAGAGTGTTGAGGCTGCTTATATTGCGATGTATCACGATGGCATTGCGCCCGTTTGTAAATGTGGAAAGTGCAATAAGAGAACCAAGTTTGTATCATGGTTCAAAGGTTTCAGACCTTTTGTGAGAGGCCATAATCGACCGAACTATGGAAATAAACAAAGTACCTCTGTGGTCGATAATAGAGTAAAAAGAAAAAGAGGCGGCTGGTCAAAAGGTAAGACAGTCAAAGATTCTCCTTCTCTAGAGCGAGCGTCTTTAAATCTAAGAAGAACACTACAATCAAAGAAAACATGTCTTCGTCTTCAAAGAATTCAAGGCATTAATGCCATACAAGCAAAAGAAAAAGTTGAGCTTTGCGCCCCGAATTTTAGGGTCATTGAAAATTTAACTACCCCATTAGACTTAATGCATTTAACACTTGAGTGCAAAGTCTGCGGAAATATTCAGCAGAAAAACATATTGCATGCGCTGAATAACATTTGTAATGTATGTGATCCCATGGGAGCAAAGTCTCATATCGAGCTATATCGATCTGTTAGAGCATTAGATCCTGACACCGTCATATCCTGTGATAATATCATTCCACCTGACGTTATCGATATATACATGCCGTCATCTATGACAGCTGTAGAGTACAATGGTCTCTACTTCCACTCTGAGCTGTTTAAGAACAGACTGTATCACGCAGAAAAAACTAGAAACTGCAACAGTCTAAATATTAATCTTCTTCATCTATTTGAAGACGAGTGGAGAGACAAGCGAGATGCATGCATGCATCACATTGGCACAATTACGAATAAGAGAAAATTAAGCATCACAGAGACTCTTGTGCTCAAGATGTTAGACAGGGAGCAAAAGTCTATTTTTCTAGAGACTTATCATCTAGAGGGTGACACAAATACGACACATGATATCGGAATATTTCTAGATAATAAAATTATTGCAGTTACTTCTTTGCGCAAACCCCGCCATCGGGAATACAGTGGGATGATTGAGCTGTGTAGATTTTGCAATATATCAGAATTAAAATCGAGTATACTCTTAGAGATCTTCCTAGACTTTATAGACAAAAATATCTGCAAAAACGAGATCTACGCTGTCGTAGATGATCGCTTAGGAATTAGACATATCTATGAAGAATCAGGCTTTATAAGAGATCATGTGCTAGAGCCCAGATTTTGGTGGACAGACGGTCATCAAAGGCTTCCGAGACACAAAATGTGTCATGACGATCATCAAGATTTAGATGATGTGCTTGTGAAGATTTGGGGATGTGATGCCAGCGTCCTAATAAAAAGGGCGCTCAAATGAGCGCCCCGATAAAACCAAGAGCTTAAATACTCAGATGAGTGCGCCCTGATTTGTTACAACGAAATCAATTGAAATGAATTCAACTGCTCTTGTTGGCTGGATGTAAATCTTGCCTCGAAGTGTGTTGTTTTCAACGTCTGCTTGAGTTGTAGTTGTTGTATCAATTTGAACTCTAAAGCGATCGACACCATTTTGAGCCTGGATTTGCTGGAGTACTGGCGTAATGAGACTCGAGAATCTCGCGAGTGTTTCGGCTCTGTTGGGCTCGAAGATGAATGTATTTGCAATTCTTCTAACACGACGTCTAATCTCAATCAGCAATCTTCTAACATTTACTCTATCGAGAGCAGTCTGTGCAGTCTGCAGCGTCTTCTGTCCGAAGACTACGACACCATTTGAATCTGCAAAGCTGGTGATAGGGTTGATGTTTGCATCATAGAGAGTGTCCATATTTGGACGGCTTAGCTTCACCTGTGTTTCAATGACGCTAGCCAAAGCACCTCTTGTGAAACCAGCGGGTGCAAACCATGGATAGGCGATCGAATCGTTGAGTGAGAAAGCTCCGAGGACAGGCACTGATGGGGGAACTTGCACTGTCGTTCTTGTGTTGGGGTCAATAACTGTGACGTCTGGGTAGTAAGCAGCTGCGAAAGATGTGTCTAGATTACGCGACTTAAAGTTGTCAACCGTGTAAGACACAGAAGGCAATTGAGTGCTGGAGCCTGTCATGAAAATATTTTCTTGGTCCTTCTCCTCAATGTCCATGATGTACATTGCATCAAATCTAGATTCAACTGCATCTATTGCATAATCAGTGATCGATGGGTGACGCATACCAGGAATTGAAAGCAACTGGATATCAACGTCTGTCTTCTCAGAGAGAACGTCAACTGCTTTTCTAAATGCTGCAATTGTGGGTCCATATACGCCGCCCTGATTTAACTCATCATCAAATTCACGACGCACAGCGATGTCGGTCATCTTTGACTTCTGCTTATCAAAGATGTTGTAGCCATCAAATCCGCCCTGCACCATGCAAGTGAATTTTGCGAACTGCCTTGTCGACAGATCCTTTAGATCATTTGCAGGATCTAAGAATCTTGTAACATTGCTTGGATAAACTGTTCCGTCTGTGCCGACTAGTTCATCTGCAAGAACTCCATCTCTTCTATAAACAGCTGCACCCCAGAGTGTCGGAGCAGGTCTATTTGTAGAGCCTGTGACAATCTGCACATTCTCTAGAGAGAATTTGTTCTTGTTGAAGCTATCCACGTCGACAACAATTCCATCGCCGAGATCTGGAAGACCAGAAGTGTCTACAGATGAGAAATTGAGTCCTGTCTGGAAGCTTGGGAAAAACTTTGCAAAGCTAACCATCGACTTGTTAATAACAGCGTTGGAGTTCAGGTTGTTAGGATTGCTCTGAACTTCAAACTGCACACCCCATGTTAGTTTGCTATTGAGCTTCTTTGTCAAACCTGTGCCTTGAGCGATTGAAGCTCTCATGGGGACAGGCGGCTCTTTGACTTTAGCAAAGTCAGCAGTTCCGAGGCCAGAAAGATTTGCGACATATCCTGTCAAGAGAGAAGATTCATCTACTTCAATTCTGCCTGCTGTGTTTGTGTGAGCAAAGCCTTCAAAGCCGATAGGTAAGCATTCGGGATTTGCACTCTGTCTCGAGACCTGTGGATCCATTTCTAGACGAATGTATCTAGACGCATTTGCGTAAGAACCTTCGATTCTAAGCTTCTGCCTGCCTGTGAGCTGGTCTAGATCGTAGAATACATGGCGATCACCAATGACCTTGGCCACAAAGCGCTCAGAGCTAGGATCTAAAGTTAAACCTCTAAATGACTCCAGAACAACGGGATCAATGTCTGTGTCATCAATGCTTCTAACCAAGAGATCAAAAGTTCCATACTTGTAATTGAGGTTATTGCTAGCAGCAATATTTTCAATTGTTATCTTGAAAAGTTGGTTTCCTGATGCACCGTCATCGAGAGAGTGAACCTTAAACAGCTTCTTATTTTTGCCACCAAATTTCTGAGAAATGAACCATGGCGATCTTGCCGTCTGGAATCTTTCTTCAAAATTCTCGTAATTGGGCAGCAAACCGTCAGGCATATTCCAATCAGAAGTTCCATGCAGGAGGAGAGCGGCATCATTTACGAGTGGTGTAAATACAACAGTCGGGAAGCTCTCAGAATCAGATCCAACGTAACCAGTGATTGTGACGACATTGCCGACAGCGGCTGCAATAAAATATGTGTCTAGAGCAGGTATACTATTAATCTTAGCGCTAAGATCATTTGCTGCGTCATCTGTGCTTACCATGCCGCTGATATCGATATCATTTGCACCAGCGCCACCATTGACAAATGTAATTACGACAGGATCGCCGCCGTCTTTAGGAGTCAATGTGAATGAATCTCCCGGGTATGGAATTGATGCGAATGTAACTACGGACGACAAGTTGACACCAGCTACAGGCTCAGTAGTGACCTCTGCACTAATTGAATCAGGCTCAACGAGAGTGATCGACGGTTCAGTTCCGCCAGCGGGTGTATTGTCGCCAGTGACTAGAACGATGCTGTCATCTCCGCCATCGATTACAGATGTGAAAAATCCTCCTAGCAAGGCATTAATCGCTGTGTTTAGCGCGGCCGCAGCGGCGTCTGCATTTGCAAGAACGCCAATTTCAATTTCATTTGGTCCTGCGGCGCCCTCAACAAACGTAATTGTTTGTGTAGAATTATCACCGTTGACGAAGCTAAAGCTGGTTCCATGAACAGGAACACCGCTAAAATCTATAATCGCCTCTAGATCTTGTCCTGCACTGGGTGATATATCTACTGCTAGTGTAACAGCACTAGCAGCTGCGACGCCGCCGAGCACTACTTCTGGCAATACGCCACCCGTTGAAGATTGACCTGTTACTGTTACAACAACTCCCGCGCCGCCTGCAGAGAAAAGATCATCTAGTGCGAGTAATGTATTGATCTTGTTTCTAAGTGCAACAGCAGCATCAGCAGCATCAGCAATACCCACAAGGGTGATCTGATTATCAACGGCAGCTCCTGCAACGAATGTAATCACTTCGTCATTACCGGCGTTATCTGTCAAAGTAACAGTAGTTCCTGCTGAAGGAATTCTGTTGAAAGTTAACTCTGTAACAAGATCAACATTGTTGACTGCAGAGATATCCTCATCTAGAGTTGCTGAATTCTCACCGCTTCCGTAAGCTGCACCAGGAACTGCAATCGAAGGGTAGACATCATAGTGTGCATAGAGCAAGTGTCCGGCCTCTTCAATCTTGTATGGATCTGTGTTGAAAACATTTGGGAAGTAATCAGCAGCTGTAGGATCAAATGACGCAGTTATAACATTGCTATGAAGATCGCTCGGCTTATGACCGTTAAGAATCATCATGAATGTCTGCTTGCCATCTGTTGTATTTACAGAGCCGTGAGATGCGCCGGCGTCTCTTGTCGCACCAAAATCAAAAAAAGCTCTTAACGAAGGATTTGGCGTGTTATTCTCTAGCGCATTTGTTGAAAGTGAAAGATTGACACCAGAAGCAGCAAAAATAACACCTCTCAGGATTGGGAATCCCTGATCAGTTGTGATTGTGTCATTTCCTAGCGCGTCATTTAAAATCTCTGCGCTTCCTGCCGAAGTTGCGCGCATGAAGGAAGCAAGGAAATGTGTTCTTCCAGGCGCAGGTGCAGGTTCGGCGACACTGATCGTTGGTAGAGTTAAGCCCACATCGCAGCTACCTGTGATGGTAACAACTGCATCAACACGAACTGCTGTAAAAAATCCAACCAGGTCTGCATCAATCTTGCTCTTGAGTTGAGTTGCTGCATCAATTGCGCTAGTCAAAGAATCAATACTGATTTCTCCAGCACCCGCAGGGCCTTCAACGAATGTTAATGTTGAAGTTGCGTTATTCTTCTTTTTGAATGTAACAGCTGTACCAGCTGCAGGAACTCCCAGGAATGTCAGTTTTTTTACAAGATCAACTCCGCCAACCGTAGGAGATGTGATCAGAGTTTCAACAATGACATCAGAGTTTGCATGAGGATTGCTGCCCACAAAACCATTGTCCTGTACTAGGCTAGAACCAACAACAAATCCTGCATTGTTGACGCGCCCGGCATTGTCACCTGCCTCTTGGCGGCGCTTACCGTCTCCAATTCCTAGAACTCGAACATATGAGCCCGCACGAGCGTTTTTCATCCACTCATTGACAGCGAGAGGTCCAAATTTTTCGCCATCAGAACTTCCAAATTCTGCTACGAAATCCTGATATGTTGCAAATGTAATAGGAACAAATGCACGACCTTTTTGTGCAGTTCCAATAACTCCCGCAGGAACTCCCTGTGGTGCAATAGCTGTAGGCCCAGAGACATCGATCTCTCTTGTTGACACGCCAGGGCTCTTAAGTGGTGATGCCATCGTTTAAACTCCTATCACATTAATCTTTAAAGTTTATCAATTTATACATATGTCTTATTCGAAGATAACACCGCTATTTGTGATAACGAAGTCGATCGAAATAAACTCAATTGCTCTTGTTGGAACGATAATGATTCTACCGTTCATTCGATTTGTATCGACATCTGTCTGAGTATTGTTGGTTGCATCGCAAACAATCTTAAATTGCTCAATGCCGGCCTGTGCCTGAACAAGAGTGAGAAGCGGTGAAACCTGGCTAACAAATCTTGCACGTGTCGCAGCGTTGTTCTGCTCGAAGAGCAAGCGATTAGCCTGAGATGCAACAATTCTCTTAACCTCGATCAGAAGGCGCCTTACATTTACTCTATCTAGCGCAGACTTTGCCATTTGAAGCGTCTTCTGTCCAAAGATCACGAAGCCTCCAGTTGGGAATGTTGCGATAGGATTGATGCGAGCATCGTAAAGAACGTCTCTATCCGCTGTATTGAGTCTTATGTCGACATTTGTAACAGAATCAAGAGCGCCTCTATTAAAACCAGCTGGTGCAAACCACGGATACGAGACTCTATCATTGTAGGCCAATGCACCAATCGCAGGAACCGATGGAGGCACCTTTATATTGATTTGGCTGGATGGCTCTCTAACGTATACGTCTGGGAAGTATGTCGCAACGTAGTTATTGTCGATAACTCGTGTCTCGAACTTTTCGGATGTCTCTCTGGCGTCAACTCTTGCAGCAGAGTCATCAAACAAACGATTGCCGTCTGCATCATAATTTGCAATATCCATGAGGTAGATTGCTAGACCAAAGTCTTTTGTCTTTGATGCAGCGTAATCAGAAATAAACGAGTCTCTCATTCCTGGGATTGCGAGTATATTGATATTAGAAGACATTGGGTCTGTGATGATATCGACAGCGGCTCTATATGAACTAACAATGTTATTCTTTGTACCAATTCCTGTCATTGAGCCGTCGTCTGTACCGACAAGTCCTAGACCACCAACGAGAGAACTATCTGCTTTACCGCCTACGTCGGCAGATGCAGCTCTATCAGTCATGTATCTATTGTCTCTATCGAGAACATTCAATCCGTCAAATCCACCGTAGAAAATCGTCGTGAACTTATTGAATTCTTGGAATCTATTGAAGACCGTCGAAGTGCTATGAACCAGCGTCGCCATAGTAATTCTATTGCGAGCTCCATCAGCAACTGTGTAATCAGTGCCATTGGGATGCACGTTTCTCATATATGCTGCTTCTAGCATATGGTCTCTAGCAGTTCCTGTAACGTCTGTAATATGACCAGCATCTAGCTCATTGTAGAGTGCAACTCTTGCCAATGTGAATTTGTTGCTATTGAAATAATCTTTTGCAGAACCTGTGACCAGTGTGTCTAGCTTCTCGATGCCCTGGAACTTGGTGTAGCTCTTGACAAGAGCATTGAGCTCAGAGCTGACATTGGCATTAAGAACTGCATTACCTAGGCTGCTAGTTGAAGGAAGCTTCTCAAACTTAACACCCCAGTAGAATCTCGAATCGACTCTCTCGTTACGTCCCACATGTCCTGTGTACGAAGGTGATTCACTAACTGCGCCACGTGTGCACTTGAAGCGAAGTGGAAGTGGAGGAACGATTGCGCGCTCAACATGAAGTCCATCCAAGTCTTCATTATCATCATTCTCGATATATGCACTCATGCGAAGTGAGTCGGCAGTGCTTAGAAGTCTTCCATTTCTATCATAGATCGATGCGTCTCTATCTGTAAGCGCATTGTTCGTCTTGATTGCAGGAACGCCTCTAAAACCAAAGGGAACTGCATCGCTAGGAACGTTTCTTGTCTCAACGCTGTCATTCATGACAATGCGAATGCGAGTCGAAACATTTGCATACTTTCCAGAAATAACTAGACGACGCTCAGACTCATCAACTGCATCAAAGTTGTAAGAAACCTTTTTGTCACCAATTTTCTTGGCAATGTAGCTGGGGCTGCTTGGATTCAAATTACAATCAGGATAGTACTCTAGGATCTCAGGCATTAAGTCAGAGTCATTAAAGTTTCTAAGCTGAACATCAAATGTGCCAAAGGGATTGAGAGGATCATTTGACTTTCTGATGTTGGCAATTGAGATCTTGAATTGAGAGTTACCCCACTCACCATCACTGATAGTCTCAAAACTAAAGAGATCATATTCGACAGCGCCATATGGCTGAGAAATAAATGATGGTGTCTTAGGCGTTGTAAATCTCGAATCAAATCGACCAAAAAGTTTGCCTAAGCTCTCACCTGTAAGATATCCTGAGTTTGTTGTTGATGCAGTTCCTGAAACAACACCTACAAATCCTGTGCCACCGTCGTTGGGTGCGATCGAAACAAGCTCAGATTCTACAGGAAAGTCTAGATAGAGAAGATGCTGCTCTTCCTGGAATCTATCTGGGTCTGTATTGAGAACTTTGCTCAAATAAGATGTGCTTGAAGGATCAAGAGATGCTGTAAAGATCTTGACACCTGGTGATCCCTCGTCATTCGAGAAAGCTGCTCCAGCGGTCGATGAAAGTACTAGTCTAAAGTTATTATTGGAGTCAATTTTTCCAAATGAGTGTCTAGCAGATCTAAAATTGGAAAAAGTCTCATCAAAATTCATGACCTCAAAATGAGAACCTGTTGTTGTAAAGAGAACAGCTCTCACAAGATTGACTCTCTCTTCGCCAGATAAGTCATATGATTCATTGTCTGAGAATATTGGGAATCCTGCCGACTCAAAGGTATTGACTGAATGTCTTGCAACGATAAATTGAACAGCGCCCATGTCGACGCTACCAATTCCCACCCCAGCAGACTCAGGTGTGCTTACAGCAGCACCCTCTAGTTTAAAACCTGCGTTCTTAGTAAAGCCGCCTAGCTGTGTCTCGAGACGCTGCGAAGCTGTCTCATTTGATCCTGCTCCGAGCACTCTCACGTACGTAAGGGCATTTTTGCTCTTAAGAAACTCTCTAACGGCATATGGTCCAAATCTATCAATGCTGAGAGATCCGAATTTATTCTCAAAATCAATTAAATTACCAACCGTCACAGGCACAAATGCAGGACCTTTCTCTGCTGTGCCAATAATGCCACCAGGCGTACCTGTAGCAACAGCACTTCTAGCTGAAAGATCAACTTCCTGTTCAAAAAATCCAGGTGATCTGAAAGTTTGCTCAGCCATTGATATTATCTCCTTGGACTCAAAATGTTAAGTGTAGATTTACTAAGATAAGTATCGCGTAAAATTGAAAAATTCTATTTATTGCGATTGAGGAATTAATGAATTTAAACATCGCCCAAGTCTATAATAATTCCTTCGCGATAAACTGATTCTCCCTGCCGATTCTGTGAATTTTCAAACCCGGTTCTAATTTTTCGTGCCCTAACCGCTATTTTCTTCCTCTTGCCGGTAAAAGGATCGACCTCATACTTGTAAAAGATAATATCGTTTTCAGCGCCAGAATGTCCACCGATTACAGAAATTTCACGTGAGTTGTTGGCGTCTGCAATGATGCTACCATGTGGTTCACTTTCGCCAATTCTAGTCAGATTTGATGAGGAATTATTGACACCAATTGCCTGACCGGGAAGACCATCACCCTTAGTAGACATTTCATCCAGAATATAAGCACTAGGAGATGAACTAGGAACATTTGCATTTAAGTTTTCAACTAGTTGCTCTGTAATTCCAGCTGCTTTAAACTCAATATTTGGTGCAGAAATACTTCTGCGAAGCCCATTGGGACTACCGGGATAATCAGGCATAATGAGATAAGCATTTACTTTAATATCAAATGATTGCTTGACAATACGCTCTGAGTCTGTAAAATCATCAAAATTTTCTCCTGTAGAGAAATCACTGCCGACGTAACCTACAAACCAATAACCTTTTTTAGTCTCTAGACGAAATGTCCTGCCGTAGTTATTTTGATATGTGCTCATAATGACAGATAGAATTTCATTCATCTGCTTTGTAAACTGAGACCAGATCGTAATATTGTAAGTGGCCTGGTAGTACTTGACAGGAGGCATTGTTATAATTTCGTAGATGTTATCTGCAAGATCAGGCTTTAAGAGTTTTCCCTCTAGTACTTCAAGAGACGGCGAAACATGTTTTCGACGCGAACCCACTGTCCCTGGGAGTACACCAACGTCTGATTCTTCCTCTCGATGAGAAGTACTTGCAATATTATCCTGATTTTGAAGACCAATTTTGTTCAAAAGACGTTTGTAAGTGTCACTCTCAGGAGAAATTCTTATCTTAAGCTTACTGGGATGCATTTGTCCAGGACCGTGACCATTATCAGGATGTTGATTTAAGCCTGTCCTCATTATTGAAATTAGGGGCAAAATAAGCGTTTTATTCTTGTCTCTAAGCGGTTCTTTCCTGTTGAGAACTGCAAATCTTTCACCTGTCGCAAAAATAACTGGAATTCGCTTAGATTCTCCATTAAGAACATACTGCAGCGGCAATTGCTCATTAAAGAGATCGAATACAGATCTATCTGCATCTTCCAGCGTGCATGAAGGAACCACAAAGTCCGTGGGTATATCTGGGCCTTCATATCCTGTAGGCTCTCTCTTGACGCCCGGGGGAAATTGTGTCTGTCTAATTGACATTATTACTCATCTCCATAAAAAGACGATGTAATTCCATCTTTTTCAACTTTTTGTGGTTTTGCAGCGTCAAGTTTTCCTTGGTCGATGAGCGCGCGCTTATCTCCTGTCTCACCCAGCTCATTTGTCTCGTTGCCTCTCTGCTGTACAAAGACTTCCTGCACTGCATCTGCCTCATCGACATTTTCTGAGAGAGGACCAGAAGGACGAACATTAATCTGTCCTGTTCTAACTTGCTTTCCAGTGACTTTATAGCCTGAAATGTGCTCTACTTGGCCAAAAATAAGCTTTTCTACTATGATAGAAGTAATTTCATAATAGACAGAATCGTAACTAAAGTAGTCACCTTCTCTAACTGTAATATTCCTATCAATAACATCTCTAACATGTATGTGTGCGACAATTGAAAGATACTCTTCGCTTCCAAACCTATTCGTTCTTACTTCATTTGGATTCCACTCGACAAGTGATTCCAATTCAATAGGTGGATCAAAAACTTTATCTCTAGATTCTTCATAGACATCGTGAACGTCGCTAAGGTCTTCCCGAATTCTAAAATAGTATATTTTTTGACCCGCGACGTCCTTGATGAGCTCCTTAGTAATATCAGAGATAAAATCAATTTCTCTAGGAGTGATAAACAGTCTTGCCATGATTCACCCTACTATGATTGCTTTACCGTTGGGAATCGGAACATATCTAAGAAGCTTATTTAAGTTGTCCGCAGCAGAAACTTCTGTCTCCAAGATTTTGGCATAAGTAAGCGACTCTAGCATTTCTTTGAGCTCTGTCTTCAGGTCTTTCTGCTCTTCACGTCCCTGGCTCAGCAGGTCAGATCCATTGAGCTGAACTTCACCGCCAGGGATTGGGACATTTCCAAACTTAGATCTAATTAATCCTAGCACTTCTTTGCAAAGTGCCAATGTGTACTGACGTGTCCATTGTCTACCAATAGAATTAATTCTATTGAAAAGAAGATTTCCAAAAGGCACATTTGAAAGATTGCTGACGCCGTAAATAGAGTCATCCTTAAAAGGAGGATCTAGGGGATCAGGGGCAAATGCGACTCGAATCCAGAGCCTTCTTGGCGTTGTGTTTGCTTCTATGGGTGTTGGGAATATTCTTATTTTTGTGCCTGTCACCCTATACGAGAAGTTTGATCGACGAACCCGCTGTGACATGCTTAACATTCCGCCTCTAAGAACATCTTCGAAGACAGGCAAAACATAAAAGACAGTCTCGGGCGTAAATGATTCAAAATTAAACTCGTTATTAAGGTAGTTAACAGCCGATGTTGTATCAAAGAATCTATATGCAGCAGATGGATTAAAGTGAAATACTTCTTGTATTTTTAATTTTTTAGTTGGCGAGTTAAAAGAGCTAGAGACGATTAAATCTCCATTCATATCTTTAAGCTCTTCATAGATGTCATAATCTTGCTTTCCGGCTTCAAGTGATATCGAGCCGCTCATTGTTCGATAAGCACCGCCAAGTCCTGCCTCCATAGAGTAAGGCTCTGCTCGTCTCAAAGCAAATTCAAAATTTTCTCTTGGGAGACGCTGTTCCGCTCCCGTGAGAGTTCCAGTGGCAAATCCCATAAGACTCGCCATCTGAGACTTTGCCTGGTATTGATTGATGATGGCGCCGTATGTACAGAACGCCTCTTCAAAGCATGCCCAAATTTGCTTTTTAGTCAATTCAACGCTTAGGATGTCATCACCTAATTTTCGCTTAACGAATGTGACCATAGCGTCAGCTTCAGTTTGAAAATCTGAATCACTATCAAAAAATCCAAAGGGTGTAGGATTTAGTGTATCGTTAAAGTTTGCCATCTAAAAACTCCTTTTCCTAAATAGGAGCTTAGATTTTAAAAACACAATTAAGCCATGAATTTTATCAGTAAACCACTTCCGGCCATTAGAAATTGTACAACTGTAAAAATTGTAACAGCTTTTATCTTAAAAGACTTTAGGTCTTCAACTGACTTCACAAGATCTTTTAGCTGTGTCACAGATGTAACTTCTTCGATATTTTTCTTCCATGACTTAAGTTCATCAACAGTGTCTAGACGAACCTGTATTTTTGAAATGTCACCTCGAACACCTTGCAAGTCATTTCTAAGACTCTCAATGCCGTGCCCTAATGTTTCTAGCTCTTTCAAAACTAACCTCGAGTATTCATTCCAACCGTCAGTGTTAACAGAATTTACGGATCTATCACGGTGATCATCAGATGACATACTCAACCTCCTGCAGTTTTAATGAACATCTTAAAGATGTTCGAATTCAAAATTGCATCAACAGTAACTCTTATCTTTTCATTGCTCTGTAGCGAATGTGTCTTTTCTCGAATACTAAGCAACTGATTATAAATATCACGTAAATCGCTAGAATCAATTGAATAACCCACAATGTAAGCAATTTTTTCGAGATAAAAAATACGTGTCAAACAAATAAATTTCTGCTTATTGCCTATTACTGTGCTGAATGCACTGCTACCGGTCAACAATGCGTCATTGTGTCTGTCAATCATAAGATCACAGACACTTTTGCTGCTATATGCATCTAGAAGACTATCTGCGCTACTATTCTCAAATGGACTTCCTGTCATGCCTGCGATGCAGAATTCTGCATCGACAATCCATGTCTCAACATGAAAAGGAAGTTCAGATATTGAAGTCTCAAGCATGCTATTTGTTAACAATAGATTGACTGCTTTTGCGTCTGCCTTGTGACTAATAGACGACCCTAACTTTTCTTTTTGTGTCGCCATCATTCATAAATATCTCAAAATAAAAAACCCGACAACGAGGTCGGGTTAAACGATCACACTAATTAGACTTAAAATCAAAAACGAATTAGTTTGAGTCCTTGTCCTGGAACTTCGATTTTAATTAAATTTCTAGAGACAAAGAAAACACGCCCTTTTATCCCTTGATCATCGAATTGATCTCCAACGTTATACATCGACAAGTTCTTTTTGAGCGTCTCTTTTTTAACATCTATGTCTTCACTGACAGATGCAACCCTTGAAGGAGCAGGAAGCTCTGTTTCTAGTTGACTAAATTCACTGTTTAAATCCTCACTTAGCGCGTCACTCAAGGGTGAGTCAACAGGTGCTTCTAAGGCATTTTTTTCAAATATTTTCTTTTTTATTTTTGTCATATTAGTGTAACCTTATTGTAATAATTAGCCGATTACGACAGCAGGTGCAGTACCATCAGCAACGTTATATGAGGCAATAATTCTCCATGCAGAACCATTCCACATTAACTCAACTGTATCACCTACGTCATTAAATGTAATTTGATCGGTGTCGGTACTCACAGGATTTGTAATTGTAAGTGTGGCATCTCCACCATCGACAGCCATCAATAATTTCTTGAGCTGTCCCGCAACAGAACCCGCAGCCAGTGTATATGCCTTTGGACCGCCAGCTGTACTTATGCTCGTGAAATACGAAGAGACAGAAATTTCACCGCTATCTACAATCGAATTTGGTGCAACATCGGGAATAAAAGCCATCATTGGGGCTCCAACATTTGTTCCTGACTGCTGAACTAGTCCTTTTACGGGTGTATAAACTACTTTTGGCATGTGAATCTCCTTTGAACCGAATGCTTCCAGCCTTCTGTCGGTATCAGATATTCACACAGGCTGGGCTTGCAAATAAGTATGCACTTCAAGGTTGATAATTTTAAATATTGTCAAGAACTCCTGAGTTCTTGATCGCACGGGCCAAACCCTCAGGTCCCTGCTTTAGACCAGCAGACATTTCTTTAGTGATCACATTGATCAGTGTCTTAAGTTTGTTCTCAAGCAAGAGAACTCGAGTCTCAAGCTCACCGACTCTCTTAACAAGTTGTTCTGTCTCATCTGGACTAGAAGCAGTTGGTGCAGGTGAATTTTTAACAGCAGGAATTTCATCCTTGATTTCTGGTACATCAACTAATGCCAAGACTTCCGATCTATCTGCCACGTTTTTGACATCAACAACAGGCTCCTGTATCACCTCTAGATCATCTCTCTTCGCACGCCCAAAATAATTTTTATTAGACATCTTTGCCATAATTTCTCCCAACAATTTATTTCTGTATATTACGATTATCTCAAATGCTGTTTAGTTGTTAACACAGAGCAGCCCAGATGACTCAAGGAGACACTCTTGCACCAAGATCTACTAGATTACTCATATGGCAATAAGAACGTCTAGAATTTAATTCTATTGTTTTAAATAGCCATTATTTCTTTTTCATGGACTCTGCTTTTCGAGCGTCAATTACTTTTTTTACAGCAGCCTTAATGAAGTCTTCAGCTTTGGTTGTATCTTCAAAGTTATCAATTAACTGATTTATCACTGCATCAAGTACTGCTGCAACTTGAGTGGGATTTGCTGCTTTGTTAAATAATTTTTCTAATCCAGGCAATTTTCCAAATGCAGCTGTAACAGCATCTCCCAAGGCGCCAAATCTAGATTTACCATCTTCATTTAAATAATTAAGCTCCTCTTTGATAATTCTTCTAAGGTCTCTTTCTGAAATTTTCATTATCGACTCCTCTCTTTTTTATGTGCTGCAGATAAAGCTGCACCAATTTGTTTGGTGGCATCAATGTCACTTGACATTTGATTTTCTAATATTTCTATCGTTCTAACGTAGACAGACATCAACATTTTAACATCTTCTAGGGCGTCATGCCAACCTGATGCTTCGATGTCAAATGCTTTTGAAAGATTACCCAAGGATGCTGAAAGTCTTTCGCGATTCTTAAGCAGCCCAATTAGGCGTAAAGCCTCAGGATCAGGGTTGCTTGAAGAGGCAGCAGCTGTCAAAACTGGAAAAAGATACTGCTGGATTAGAGTTAGTGTGTCTAGCACAGGAAGTTTAGGCATTCTTCCACCGCTTCTAACATTTAGAAATCTCATGTCAAAACTTGCATTTTGTGCAACTAGCAGCGGATTTGAGTAATCTGAAATAAAGCCTAAAAACTCATTTATGACATCTTGCTCCGGATCAAATTTACCTCTACTTACGCCATATGATGTCAAACTCAAGAGTTTTCGAGGATCGCCGAGCGCATGTTTTCCACGCTTTTGGTCTTGGGTGTTCCACTCTTGACGCTCTATAGAGCTAGGATCCATTAGCTGTCTTGTGTATTCAGTAAAGCTAATTTTTTTATTAAAAGATCCAAGAATATTCGCGCCATTACCGTCTGGATTCCAATCAGGTTTGACAGCAATTGCTGCAATCTGTGTTAATTGTGGGCCGCCTTCTTTGCCAGAATTTCGAGCCCAGGGTTTTAATCCTGTTGTCTCTGTGTCAAAAAATATCCACGTATGATCCTTGTATGAATTAAGGACATTTAAAAATCCAGCAAGACTGCCATCTGATCTAGCGATCTCATTAAGAATAATATCTCTAATGATTTTTCTAACCTTTGATTCGCTAAGAAATGACATTTAAATCCTCTATCTTAATGAGCAATATTAGCACTATTCAAGCATTAAATATCACACACGAATTGTAAGTTAAAAAAAAGGGGCCCACATGGGCCCCAAAGTTATATTAATTGATCTATTTTTAAGTATATCAATGCTTAACTAAATTTATATTTTTTCTTAAAACTAGCGGATTATTTTTAACTCTCCAGAATTCTTTTTCTAAGGGTGGATCTTCACCATCTTTAAACCACATTAGTTTTCTACCTGCAGTTGTGAAATAGACTCCGATTATAGTGATCTCACCTGCGTGAATTAAATCATGGCATGAGTGACAAACAACAGCCAGATTATGATTATCATTCGTACATCGCGGATCACATCGAGGAATAATGTGGTGAAAATTAATCGCTGCAGATCTATTGTAGTTACAGATCTCACAGCGATCTTTAGATAATTTTGGTTGATTTCTGCTTCTTCGAGTCATTTGTTCTTTCTAGAATTAAAAAAAAGGCAGACACAAAGTGTCTGCCCCCTAAGAACAAGAAAACTATCTAATATTAGATAATGTTCATGTCCAGCAGTGTCACGGTGCCGTAGAAGTCGCTGCGGACCATCTTCTTGCCGTAACGTGTCATCACGCCCTTACGGGGTGTGAAATCGTCTGGTGCGAAGATGGTGGGAGTGACGATGAGAGGAACGTAAGGAGCGTAGACATAGCCTGTCTCGAGGTAGCTACCGCCCTTGTAACCAACAAGGATCTTGTTGCGGGGGAAGTAGGGGTCCTTGTAGACTGTGAAGCGGTTCGAAACCGTACCAATCTTCTCGGTGCCGAGAGTCATGGGTGACGAGATCTGGCCTTCACCGTCGATTGTGTAACTGGGCTTGTAGAAAACCGAGCTCTCGAGGATTGTGGCAACATCGGGGCCGACGACGATGAAGTTCGCCGAACCACGAAGTGTCTTGCGGTGGATTGTGTTGGCAACGTCGATGATTGTCTCGACGAGAGTCTCATACCACTCGCGGACGGTGCCTGTGAAGGCGGGTCCTGGGTGGAGTGACGAGCTGCGAACTGCCTCATCGCCAGTGTTCTTGTTGACGAATCGACCGGGAGCGCGCGACCAGTAGTAGTTTGCACCGTTTGCCTGTGTGAGAAGATCGTTGAGAACCTCTCTGTCAAGCTCTAGAGCAATCTGCTCTGACAGGATCTGAGTTAGCTCGACCTCAGCGTCAAGGCTGTGGTAAGCGTTCAGGTCCTGTGCGAGCTCGGGCGACCAACGAGCCTTGAGCTTGCGGGTCTGAGCTGTGACTGCCAGCGACTCGATCTTGATGTCGATCTCTGGGATTGTGGGCGACTCGGCATCGAGAAGACGTGCTGCTGTCGATGACTCAAAGCTTGGAATAACCAGCGTGTCACCCTGACCAACGTCAAGCTGTGATGAAACCGGGTATGAAACGCGGAAGTTGTCGTGATCGGCGGCGTTGATCGCTGTTCCTGAGAGGACGAACAGCACGTGAGCGTTTGAAGTACTCTGTGTCGCCATTGGTGCCGGAGCAACAGAAGTGCCGTTGAATGTCACAAGCTGGTTCAGCCTTCTTACATTGAGCACGCTGCCTGGCTGAATTGCTTCAGGAATTCTTACAAGGGTTGTTCCAGCGTTCTTCGCTGCGGCGAAAACTATCGAGTAGTCCTTGACCATGGTGGGGTCGGCCTTAGGGAAGCTTCCTGTATTGAAAGGAACTGCCAGGAAGAAGAACTTGCCATTCGAAGACTCGATGAGGTCTGTGACCTGTGGGTCGAACTGCAAGAGCTTGCCGTCTGTTCCAGTTGCATGAGCAACGCCGGGGCCGAGGTCAATTGTGCTTGTTCCACGGAAGACAAAGGCCTTGGCAGTCGCGTCGATGGCGTCAATCACAGTGCCGCTGTGAACACGTGAGTAGCCCGAACCGATGAGATCGTACTGACCACCTGTTGCAAGTGATCCGCTCTGGACACCCTTGCCAACAGGATTGTTGTAGATTGAGCTTCCTGTAGCGTATGTACGACCACCTTCGAGGCCGGCGCCGTCGACGACTGCACCGCCGCCTACGGCTGTGCCATAGGTGTAATCGAGGTAGAAGAGCAGACCCGAAGGAAGGCTCATTGGCTGGATCGACACGAGCTCGTTGGCAACGAGGCCACCGAAAACGCGACGAACGATGGGGAATGCAACGTTGGTGAAACCGCGGATGTCACCACCGCCCGGAGGGCCACCTGCCAGGGTTGAGGCCTCGCGAAGAACCTGAGCTGCCTGGTTCTCGAGGAGGCGGGCCATGTTCTCACGGCTGACGCCGTCGAGGCCACGGAGAAGACCTGTGCGCGACCACTTCTCTGTGAGGCGCTTGTTCTGTGTGCCGAGGTGTCTCTCACGGATACCCTCTGACAGCTGATTTAACGAAAATGAACTCATAAAATTTCTCCTTAATCCTTGTAGTTTTGGTTTAGCGATTTTTATTTCTTGCTTGCAATGCCTGCAAGAACTGCCCATCGATCTACCTCAACTCCATTGGATGTCGGGCGAACCTGCGCCGACTGGGTTGATCTGGAAGCCGATCCGAGCGTCCGTGTGCTTCCCTCTTGCAGCGAACGTGCGCTGCCCTTGCTGAGGGATTCAGTCAGGCTCTTGTAAAGAAGCTTTGCCTCACGGAGCGTCTTGGCATTATCTAGCGCCTCAACAATTGCCCGCTGCTGCTTCTGTGTTAGATTCTTGTTCTGCATGAGCTTGTTGGCGTAGAGGAGCTTTGCATTAAAAAGATTCATCTCAACAAGCTGTGCCTTCATTGACTCTGTCATTGTCTCGTACTCTCTCAACTTAGAGCGTAGAGCTGCAGTCTCATTGTTACGCTGAGGTGGGACTGCTCTTCTGGGGGCAGACTCGTGCATACGACCGCCCTTGAACTTAACACGGCCGAGCTCATCGGCCAAAACATTGAGGAGTGTCTCCTCGTCGACGTCGATGAACATCTCGTCCTCAACGTCACCACCACCGAATGCGCGTGCTGTGTGGTCAGGATCCTCGACTCCACTTGTAGCCTCTGAAAGACGCTTCATGCGGCGGAGCTCACGACGAAGGACGGCCTCATCGATCTCATAGAGGGTGCCCTCTCCTAGCTTAAGATCGTCACCCTTCTCGGCATTCTCGTCACCCTTCTCGCCTCTAATGTCTCCGATGAGAGCTTCGAGCCGGTCAGCAATTGTCTCTGGGTCGAGTGCAGACTCTTCATCTTCAGTCTCTTCATCTTCAGACTCTTCATCTTCAGGCATCTCAGGATCCTCTTCATCTTCTACCTCGTCGGCCTCGTTCACGGCGGACTCTGCATAGTTCATGCCCTCTTCGGTATTTGCATCCATCTCAAACAGGAAATCAAAGACATTGTTATTCATGCGCTTCCTTGACATTTTCATCTCCTTAATTAATTTGTCTAAATTTTTAATAACTTTTGAGCCACCTTCAGTAAGTATTGCATCGCTCTTAAGTTTTACTGCCTGTCTCTGCAAAGTTTCTAATATTTGTACAAGCTTTTCTTTATCACTTACGCTCAAGCCTCTTCTAATTTCTTTCTCGAGCATGATATTAAAAAGTTTGCACTTCATCTCGAAGATCTTCGCGCGATGCGCAGTTGACTTTAAATTGCTGCCGGAAGTCGCACGATCTTCTACACCCTCAAAAGTTTTTAGCTTTTGAATCTCATCACCTGAATTGTCTTTGACGACAACCTCGACATCGCCGAGCTTTAATGTAATATGTCCATCATCAACATTAATTTGTGCCGCACCAGAAGCTCCCATAGATTCAGGCTCATCTTCTGAATCTTCCATGTCTTCTATGTCAGTAGTGCGTGGATTTGGCTCACTGGGCTCTAGACCTAAATCACCAGAGTCATCATCTGACTTCATAATGAGTTCAGAACTCTCAGGCGTTTCATCTTCTGAGCTGTCATCATTGAGCAACGTCTTTTCAATAAGCTTGCGTATCTGGGGCGTAATTGCATCGATAATTTTATTACGAGCATTGGCCTCTGCAATTTCGCGAAGTTGACGCGCTTCTGCAATTGATTCTATATAAAGATTTTGACTCATAGTCTCCACTCATCAATGTCTAATGACAAATTCTATATGTTTAATTATCACAAGAAAAACAATTTATTTGATTTGATCAAAAAAAATTAAAAAACTGCATTTTTTTTTATAATATCCCAAATAGAAAGAAAATCTTCGTCTTCTTCCTCGACATCATTTTCTTCCACATTGTCATAAATATTATCATTCTCGTATGGAGCACTGGACCAGCCTCTAAGCATTCCTGTTCTAACTGGATGTGCGACAGTGAGATAGATAGATGCACCCTGCCCACCACTTTTCACTGCTTTTCTCCAAGTGCCAGGCATAGGGACAATAGATGAATTCATTGCAGCAATTTCGCTAAGCACTTTGTCTGGGTAATAAACTCCATCAATAATTGAGAGCTTCGAATTGCTTCCTACAAAAGTAAAAGGATTTGTTTTGTAGCCGTCATACGGATCATTGACTGCAATATCTGCATGAGTCTTCTTTGAAATAAGATCGACAAGGTCAAATTCATCATCACTTAGATCATTGACCTCTTCACTGTCTTCGACAGGGTCTAGATAAGGAAAAAAAGCATTTCCCTGTCTTTCATCGTGCCACTTATTGGTTATTCTACCGTAGCCTAAATCGCTACGCGTGTCTTTAAAGCTAGGAGATGATCCTGCTCTATTGCCATAAGATGAGAGCTTTTCAAAAAGACGCACCTTAAGTATTGTATGATCAATGTCAAGGTGCGTCTTCATTTAATTATTCGGGAACGCCGCCGCTTTTGCCCATGAGGTACGAGCCAAGTGTACCCTTCGAAATATTTTTTGAAGCATCTTTGGGTGTCAAAGAAATACCAGGACCGGTGCCGTAAATATTTGTCCTAGGCGTTGGAGGCACTTCTGGGATGTCATATGGGTTAATTGACCCTTCAACACCTGGTGAGGCAGTCGTAGGAACGAAAGGACCTGCAGGACGTCCTCCACCTCCGGTCCTGACATCTTCAGGATCTGGTGCATCCTTGTAGTTCTGAACAAACAGCCCAAAGGTATGACCTCCGTCATTGATCGCCCTTTCCTGCACGTTCTCAACCCAGTAGGCATGAACTGCTGCATCCGACCATTCGCCATTATAAAGAGGGGAATTTGAAAATGCCGCCCTAAGAGCATTAGAAGCAGACTTGCCAAGACTTCTCTCTGTTACTACGGCCTCTGTTGTATTTTGTCTATGCGTAGGCATATTAGTCTCCCTGTTTTGTTATTATGAGAGTTTCTTTAAAACTCTCTTGCGAAGAATATTTTGAGCCTCTCTTACAGCTCTCACTTCATTCACAAGCTTAGACTCTTTGATCTTGAGTGCCTTAATGTGATCAATCTCTTTGGCAAGTGTATCAGCCAAGTCTTCAGGCTCAACTTCTTCAGCCTCAACCTTTTCGACATCGCTGATTCCATCCATAAATGGGTCGCTCTCTCTAAGAAGACGCTCTTTTTCCTCAAGAATGATTCTACGAAGTACATCAGGTGTTAACAGCTTAGGCATAAATTCTCCACTAAACAGTATATAAAATTACTTATGGATGTCGAACGATATCTTAATATTATTTTTGCTTTTTTACTTCATTAAATGCCAATGCAGACCAATGCCTTGACATTTCTTCGCTAAATCCGCCGCCACCGACAGGCAAATCACTAGAAGCATCATCATCTGTAGAGTGCCCACGAAGAAGTCTTCTGTCGTTTTCAACCTGCTCTTGCAGGGTTGTCTCTATCGTGTCTGCAAAAAGAGCAGCCATCACAGCATCATTGGTGACAGATTTAACTAAATTATTTGCCGCCATAGGATCAGGCTTTTTAACAGCTGGATTTCCGTACTGTGTCTTGTTTGCAATATTCTGCTTCATCTTGAGCATTTCCTGCAAGCTTCTCTCTTGGGGCTTCGAAGGGGCCACGGTCGCAGCCTTTTTTGACTCTTGAATTTTGTTTGAATTACCAATGCCCTCGCTAAGAATTTCAACGAGACATTCTTTTACAATGTTTTTAAGATCGTTTCTTGTCATGACTACCTGTCACCCGATCCCAGGAATTCCAGCCAGATTAGGAAACTGACTGTAAGGAATGTTTGTAAGTCCAGCCAAGACGCTAGCAATTGCCGCGCCACCAGAATCATTCTTAATCCAGAATTCACGACACTTAATCTCTAGACGAGGAGATGTACCTGTTGCAACGACAAAATAATTATCAGTAGCTTCTCCTGTAGCACTAAAAAGAAGCTTAAGATCCTGATCTGTGTTAATAACAATGAATCTTGTAATAAATGGGAAAGACACTCTTGTAAGATCACCGTCGGCAATTGATAGTGTCTTTACGAAAGGTATCGATGAAGTCTGGTATTCTGCAGCATTGTTATGATGCGAATACACGTGTTGATTTGCCATATTATTCCTTCCAGCCTAGAATTTCATTAAAAATTCTATCAACTCTATCTGACTTAGTAAAGTGACGGCGAAGATCATTTTCTGAGATTCTTCTGCCCTCTTTCATCATAAAAGCTCCCGGAGTTGAAGGCTCACTGACAAAGTCCCAACAAATTAGCTGGAAGTCATCTTGCACTACTTGATGTTCACCTACAGACTTTGTCGATCCGACGCCTCTAGAAGAGATTCCAAGTGTAATTCCTGTCTCAACAAGGCTCTGTAGAATTTTGCCTGAGGGTGTGTCCAGAAGTTCGACGGTTCCGTAACATGTTCCACCCTGCATATATGCAGATCTAACAATGTGGGAAACATTCTTAAGCTCAACAACAGAGCTCTCTGGATGATCACACTCTCCTAATGCTCGATTTTCATTAATGAACTTTTGGTAGTTTCTAACTTCTCTCGAGAGAATATGTTCAGGATAAATACGACCATTCTGGTTTAGAGTATCAGACTTCTGGAGTATTCCCTTGAGAATAATTTTGCCGTTGTTCTTTTCTCTAGACTCGACAATCATGTCCTTTGAATACTCAAAGTTCTGCCATTCTGTTAGAAGTTGTTTACTCATCTTTGCCCCCTGTGATTTCATCACAAAGCTTAAGAACAGTCATAAATTTGGCAATATTTTGATCACTGTGATCGCCTGGATTTAGTGACTCTATAAGATTTACGACATTTGGAATTTTAGATTCGACATATGAACTCCCGCATGTCTTCCGGTAGTCTTTAATGTTTTTTAAAGACTCTTTGATAACACTATCAAGATAGCTTGTAAAGGACTCACCATTTGCCTCTCTAAGCGCATGCTCTTTGACTAGAACCATCTGCTTAGGAGTCAAAATTGACTCATATTTCTTGTTTAGTTTATCTCTCATCACGCTAACAACAAGATTGTCAACGTTCTCTGTCTTAAGTTCATTAATTGCCAAATGACTCTTAGGCTCTAAAAGCCAGCCGTGAATCTTGTCTTCAAAAATTGCAATTCTTGAAATATCACGAGTCTTTGTGTCACGCCAGTCATTCATCAGCGTCTGGATCGTCGCATAAGTTCTGTACTCCGGAACTCTTGTTGTATAAAAATCATGGCTAGAAATTGTATGATTAATTTCCTTGATGAGACGTGATTTTTCTTGCATCAATTTCACGCTGTTGTGATCTTTGGCTGCTTCTCGTGCTTCTACAAGAATTTTTGCTGCAATTTCACTAGAAGAAACTTGTGTTTTAACTAGTGCATTAAAAAGACGAAATTCTTTGTAGAGCTCAGTGCCTGGTTTGAAATGTTTTTTGACAATATTAACAACTTTGATTGCACTATCATTGTCACCATCGACAATGTGCTCTGAAATCTTTCGCATTAGCTGTTCGTAAATAATGCCAACATTTCGCTTCTTATTATGCGTTGTCTTTTTATTCATCATCTCCGGCACCTATGAGATCAATTAGACGAAGTTTCTCATGTGACTCATTACCTTCTCTAAGTATGACTTTCTTTTGTAAACGTAAGCCATTTTTCATTTTCTGTAGTAAAGTTTCTGCATCTCTTGTCATTCTTGTCTGCTGAAATTCACTTTTTTCTAAGAATTGATCGAATGGATTTCTCTCAAAAGATTCCAGTGTGCTACTTGTAACTCCAGAGAGACCCGTAACATCTTCATTGTTTTTGCGGAGCATTTTTCCAAAATTAACCATTCTTTCACGGCGACCCTTGTTAGGCCTTCCTCTACGACCACGTCCACCCTTGGTTCCTCGACCTACTTCATTTGTCGGTGTAAGAGGAGGCCTGTCATCATATTCTGATAGATCGACTTCATCGAGGTCATCCTCCTCCTCATCGATCATATCATCTTCAAAAAGGTCATCAGGTGACTCTGAGGCAATGCTGAGTTTTTTGGGGCCTGTCGTCATCAATAGATCACCTGACTTGACTGCTCCTGAGAAAAGATCTCCTGCTTCGCCCTCTTCTCCTCCAGCGGCCGGCTCTTCACTACCAAAAGGTGAGGCCTCTCCGCTGCCTCCTCCCGCTGGAGGAGATTCACCTGCCGGGCCTGGCTGACTTCCAACTTCAACGCCCTTCTCCTCGTCTGTGTCCTTGATTCTCTCTTTGCGAATCTGTTCAATCTGCTCATCAGACATTTCTAGAATGTTCTTTCGAATAAATGTTTTGCTCACCAGGCCCTCTGGAACTCCGCTGGCGATTTCAAAACGCATCTTAATTAATTCTAGCTTCTGTTGTTGTGCAATTGATGAAGGATTTGAAAGTCTTAGTTCAAAATCAATAAGGTCATCGCTGTCAAATCCGTGAATATAGAGGTGAATCATTGCGATCTTGTTGAGCTCTGCGATGATCGTCTTTTGAATTCTAGAAATTGTTCTAGAAAATCTAATGTCTTCTTGCGCTAGAGTTGCTTTGGCACCAATGTCTTCATCGTATCCAAGATATGCTTTTGGAATTTTAAGCGCAGAAAAAAGCTTCTTCTGGATATACTGCACGTCTTCAATGGCAGCAGCATTAGTTCCGCCCGCAAGAGTATCAATTTTTGTGCCAGACTCACTTCCTCTTACAGGGAGGTAGTAGTCTTCATCGACGCTCATTGGATTGTATCTTAAGTCGACTCTTCCAGAAGATCTATCGATGAGCTGATTGCGCTTAAGCGCTGTCTTAGCCTGCTCTAAATAATTTCCAACCTCTTCAGGCGGAACGTTGCCGACATCAATATAGAAGACACGCCGATCAGGAGACCTGACAACGCGATAGACAAGCATTGCGTCCTCGATGAGAATTAGCTGTCTCCAAATTCTTCTTGCGCCCTCTAGAACCGAGGATCCATAAGGCAAAAATGCGTCATTTCCTAGCAGTCGCATGTGTGTGACCTGCCAGTTTTCTAGAACTTGATTGCCCTGTGAAATCCAGCGAAATCTAACTGCTGAAGGGTCATCCTTGTCAAAACCTTCTTCGCGCTCCATTTCAGAGATAGGGATTGGAAATGCGTTCGTAACACCAAACTCAGGGTGGACATCATTAAAAAGGAAAAAGTCTCCATATTTGCAGAGATTTCTAACCCACATCGAGAGGTTAAACTCAATGTTTAGTGTGTCGTGAAAAAGAGTCTCTAGAATCTCTTTGATCTTTCGATTGTCTGAGTAAATGTGTAAAACTCTGCCCTTGTCATCAGCAGCTGCGCATTCTTCTGCGTAGATATCGAGAGCCGAAGAGATCTCAGGTGTCGCCTCCATCTCGGCGAAATCACTGTATCTTGACATGCGATCATAGGATCCATATGCAGAAAGTGTGCTGCTGTAGACATCACTGTGTGATCTCTTGAAAATCTCAAGTGAAGATGCATAATTCGATTTACTGTCAGGATTTCTAATTTTTCGTTTTATTACTGGCCCAGAACGAAAAAGCTTTGTAAGACGAGTAAATAAGCTTCTCTCTTTTTTCATGAGACATCACCACCTTTGACACTTATTGTATCTATAATATACCGTATGATCAAATTTTAAATAGTCATCAAAGGAGCCACTTAAAATCATTGAGTTCCGACTTTTTATCACTCTTGCCTGTTATATTTTCAACATTAACAGGCGTGAAAGGATTGCTCCTGGAGCCAGCAAAAGAATTTCTTGGAAGATCTTGGCTAATATTGACAGCAAAACCTTGCAACATTGCTTTGTTTATGTCATATGATGTTTTGCTATTGACAGGAGATGTCTCATAAATCCAGACACCAATCGCTAGCGACATTATTAGATCGTCATTGAATCCTTTGTGTGCCTGTGCCTTATTTCCATGCCAAACAAACGTCTTCGCCTCATCGTAAAGTCTAGATGAATATGTCTTGATCTCTCTGTTTCTAATTACTTGTTCAAGTTTTGTAAGAATCTGGTTCCTAGACTGTGCCTGAGTTGAAAATCCAATTTTTGAAATTTCAACCTCTCCACCGTATAATGCGTTGTATTTGTCTTTCTCGTTGCGGAAATAGAGGTTCTTATAGCCTAACTCTCTGAGCTTCATGATTACTGCGTAACCAAAAGTGTTATTCTCAGGGCAAATCATCGCGTTATTGTAACGCTTTCCTGCTTCGGCAAGAACTGCTGCAAATTGATCTGGGGGCGATCGTCCTTTAAATTCACAAACAACCTCAGACTCTCCCGTATCAATTACGTGGAATGTGCTGCAGTCATTTGCGTCTCCACGAGAGACATCTGCAGAAATTATATATTGGTGTGATGCGAGCGAGTATTTCCATACCCAAGCATCCATCTCCGGTCCCCATCTCTCAATAGGTCGCTTGATATTTGCGCCAAGCCACTCAATATCATTAATGTTTAAGACAGTATCGCCTGATGCGGCAAAGTCGCATAAAAGCTCCTGGGCGATTTGTTTCTTGGTGAGATTTTTGCATTCATTTTCAAACCATAGATCGTCACGATCAGGATGCACATCCCATGGAAGCTTAACAGGATTGAACTCATTCTTTTTTGAAACAGCATTGACCCAAAGCTCATGGTACTGTCCTCCGACACCATTAGGAGTCGATAGAATAATCGCACGACCACCCGTTGAAAGTGTGGGATATAGACCTGTAAAGATCTCATCGAAGTTTCGAATGAATGCAGCTTCGTCAATTATTAGAAGAGAAAGAGCTTCTGAGCGGCCTGCATCATCTGATGTTGGTACTGCTTTAATACTTGAACCGTTGCTAAATTCAAGCGCCTGCTTGTTGTCACCAATAACTTCAGGTAACAGCAGCCATTTAGGCATATTTCTAACACCTACTTTAATCTTCTTGATAAAGTTTTGTGCAACTGAAAGTTTAGTTGCAATAACTAAGATATTTTTCTCTTTGAAGAAGACTGCCATCCAGACTGCATATGCTGCAACAAGCGTAGAGAGTCCTAGCTGTCTAGACTTTAGAATAATATTGAAGCGATGGTCATTAAAGCTCTGAACACAATCATCTTGAAACTTGTACGTCTTAAAAGGTATGAGACCTCTCGTGGGATGCTGAATTTTCAGATACTTGTTCATAAAATACGCCGGATCTTTGCCGCAGCGTATTATTTCTGAAACTTGTGCATGCTTTGCGATGATAGTCATATGACACAGACATGTCAGCTTAGAATGCTGAATTTATATGTTTTCCTGTAATACGCTGTTTTGCGTTGTGCCTGCATTGTGCTTGGAAGAAACTCAACGTTATCGCTGCACTCAATCTCTTTGATTTTGAGATTTTTGCCTGTAACTTCTTTAAAAAGAGCCTTGAGTGCCTTAACTTTTTCATTGACAAGTTGAGCTGCCTCATCTGTAGCTCTATTTGTCTGTTCTCTTATTGTGTGTTGCTGGCGATGCCTATCGGCTGCAGTAAAATGAAAAATTGTCTGGAATCTAAGGTGTAATATGTTTGATCCATCAATTCCTCCGAAAGATGCTGTGATAGATCTAGTTCCACTATTTGAAGAAGATTTGCCGAAAGTAGTATTAAGTAATGTGCTTAAAACCTCTAAATCGCTTTGCATTTTTAGCTCCTAAAATTACTGCTCATTAAATATGTAGGACGTTGACTAAGTTTGTGTCGATAATAATTGAGTTGTTCTGCAGAAGGACGCCAGCCGCTAGACCACTTATCAGAATTGGGTTCCGCCCACTGCATTCTGCAGTCAGCGCAGCATGAAAAAAGGCGATAAGAATTTGCATCATCAGCATCACGAATGCACAATAGGCAAACAGGACAATCTAAAGGTATTACATCATCAAAATTCAAATTTAAGACTCCTCTTTAAGACTTTAAGCACTCTTTTCATAGACAATCTTAGAATCCATATTGTGATGCGTAATATCTAAAACGTTGTCTACAGCATCTTTTACAGCATCGACGTGTGAAATCACTAGAATGTTACGAAACCACTTCTTAAATGAAGCAAGAAGCCTATTGCACGCCTCCACATTTGTCTCATCTAGCGCACCAAATCCCTCGTCGATAACCAAAAGATCAGCACGTGGAAGCGAAGAAATACTAATAAGTGCGACCCGAATGGCTAAAGAAGCCATCATTTTTTCCATGCCGGATCCGCATTCAATGACGCGACGAGAATCACCGTAATTGATATAAATTTCCATGTCATTGGTGCCCGGCATCGATTCTAACTCAACAGTAAAACCTACAACTCCCTGGAGGATCTTCGAAATCTCCATGTTGATGACAGGCAATTGAGCAGACATGATCTTTAGCGGAATACCACGATGAGAAACAGCCTCAATAAAAAGTTCGTATGCGCGCCACTGCACAATGAGATCACTGTACTTAATTCTTTCTGCCTCATACCTTAAAATATCTGATTCATTTTGACCAATCTGCTCAGAGATCTTGAGCCTCTGTGCATCGTGTGCGTTCATTTCATCAGTGAGACGCTGGATTTCACGACGAACATTAGAGATTTTCTCTGCTGCTTCTTCTGTCGCAACATTAAGTCTCATAGTTGAGAGTTTTCTTTGAGTCTCTTCAAGCACATTATTCATAGAGCGAATTTGCTGGGTAAATGTCTGCAAGTCAAGATTGAGACGGCCCAGCTTGATGTGCATATCCGTCTCTTTCTTGAGAATTTCATCATATTTCTCCAAGCGAGAAGCCAAATCTTCTGACTGCAAAACTGTCAATGACTTTTTAGCTGCCTTGAGCCTATCTAGCGTTTCATCGACATGTCGAATCTGATCAGGCAAAGACTTCTTGTTTTTGTGCGAGTCTTTGATAAATTTGCATGTTGGGAAATTATCTCCGCATGGAACTTCATCTAGCAGCTTAATAGACTTCTCAATTGTCTTGAGCTTCTGCTTTTCGCTCTCGTGAGAGTGACTAAGTGAAACAATTGTTCGCTCTAGATCTTGCTGAGCTGCAAGACGATCACGCAAGTCTTTAATTGGAAACTCACTCTTCATGTTTGTGATCGTATTGATTTTGTCGTTAAGCTTGTTGATCTGATCTTGAGTTTCGGTGATCATCTTTTCTTGACCTGCAATTGAAAGAACAAGTCCCTCAATTAGCTTCTCTTGATTCTCAAGATCTGTCTGTGTGACAACGTTTTTATTATCGCTAGTCGCATGCTGTATTTTAATTTCTTCTAGATGACTACGAAGTGATGCGATTTTTGTCTCAAGTGACGCTCGCCGTGCCTCATATTCATCTCGACGTTGTTTGCACGACTCAATTAAGGCATCCCAATTACGATCAGGAATATCAGAAAGTTTTGCTTTAATGACACTAGAGTCTTCTTTTGCACGAGAATGCATTTCATCAAAAATCTCAAGATCGAGAAATTTTGTCAAAATAGCTTTTCTTTGAGTTGCCTTGTTAGAAATAAAATTATTCATGCTTCCTTGGGCTGCCAAGGATGTGAGCAAGAAGTCTTCTGATGTTCCGACGATAGATCGCAAAAGTGTGTCGGTTTCTCGGCGCTGCTCACCATTTAAATCTTTGATGCAAGTGCCGCTATTGTCGACCTCATAAAGATTGACGTGAGTCAGTGCGCTCTCGTCACCAGCTTTATTGGTTTTCTTGACTGATTGTCGCTCGACAACATAATTCTTTCCATCAGCGCTAAGTGTGAGCTTAGTTTGACAGTGTCCCTTTCGAGAATTGATGACATGTAGATTGCTCATCGGACCACGATCTGTTGTATTGAAGAGCGTGTACATTAGAGTGCCAGGAATCGATGACTTTCCCGCTCTATTTCTACCAAAAAGTCCAGTGACGCCATTGAGATCATCAAAATTAATGACATTTCCTTTGCCGTATGCAAACATATTGTCAAATTCTAGCTTTTTGATAGACCACTTAATGTTTCTGGTCGTATCCGACTTTGAAGCTGGCTGTGTGTATCTCTGGACTAATGTGTCAATTCTACTTCTCTCTTCGTCACTAATCTTGACCTCTTTGTAGAAGTCACGCATCAGCGTAATCTGCGTATTGACATCTCGCAAATCCTGAGCGCGCAGTACGCCCTTGTCTGTCTGAAATACAGACGCATCAACTTGCATTTCACTCTTAAAGACAATCTCGGTTGCATTCTTAAGATCTTTGAGAGAATTATAAAGAAGCTTTATTTCTGCTTGTGTTATTGGAGCTAGAGTTCGAATTCTAAAGCGGGCCCGGTCCGGAAACTTTCGAGACTCCGCAAGCGTTGCATCTGTGTCCCCGGACCAGTCAATTGTTATAAATGGACAAGCATTAGTTAGCTCATGGAATGAGACATCAAAGTCTTTTGCGCTCCTAATGTCCCAAAAAAGAAATCCTTTAGTTGCAGCTTCGCCATAATTTTGCTGAATAAGAGAACCGGGATATGCAATGGTGTTTTTAACATTGAGGAACTGAAATTTATGAATGTCGCCGAGCATGGCGAAATCATACGCCTTAAAGAAGTCGACATCAACTTCATCTTCGACGGCCCAATCTAGATCTGAGAGCGAGCCTCGCACAGATCCGTGGAAAGTCGCAATATTGATTTCTCCATCGACAGGCTTGACGTTCGACCACCCCTCTACATCAAAGCAAGAGAAGACGCACCAGTTGTAGCCCTTAACGCCCGTAGGATAAGTACCCGAGTCCTTATACAGATGAATGTTAGGATTTCCGAGCGCCCTTACGATAGGTGTAATTGCGTCCTGGCGATCTTTGTTCATCAGCAGACCGTCATGATTACCGAGCACGACATGCACAGGACACACTTCAGCCATGCTAGAAAACCACCAGTTAAGACAGTCAATAAGCTCAGGTGAAATGCCTTGTGTCTTAGAATGAACAATGTCGCCACCAATAAAAATAACGTCAGGAGAAAGTTCTTTGGCTTTGGCGATAAGACGAGTAAACGCGTCCTTGTACTCTTCGTGTCTAGTAAGGCCGCGCCAATGGATATCGCTCATATGCAAACATCGAAAGCTCATTTCATCTCCCTTTTAAATTAGTGAACCACTCTTAATTGATGCAATCATTGTATAGAGCCTAAAATCAGAGTTCCATTCTTTTGCATGCTTTCTGATTTCAGTAAACTCTTCGTGAGTCATGTCACCCACGTCTTTGCCTTCCGGAATATCAGCCAATTTTACGCTAACACCAAAAGATGACAATTCCGCTGCTATCTTGTGTGTCTTTTGAATTGCATCTGGGTCTAGTGCAAGAACAATAGGCGTCTGAAATCTGACTATTTGCCTGAAGAGCTTTGACTCTCTAGAAAGCTGCGATCCCAGCAAGCACGTTGAATTTTCATCGCACTTCATTAAATCAAATGGTCCTTCAACCAATGACAGCTCTTTCGACCAGTCAATATTGATTTCATTAAAAATAATTTTTGTTTTTTG